CGGGATTCCAGGAGACGGAAAGTGCTGATCGATTGAAAGCTTCACGAGCGCCATCCCGAATTGAACCCATATCACCGCGCCGACAAGTGCGCCGATAGCCCGCACCCGAGGACCGATTACCATTGAACCTCCGTTTGCGATCAGGGCGAGACAACGAAACAGGCCAGCGCAGAACATGATGACGCCGACAAATTCGGAGTTGACCAGCATCGCCATCCATTGAAACGCGCTGGCCTGCAGCGTGAACGGCCAAACAAAAATCTCGATCGCCAGCAGCACCATCGAAATGGACATGACCCATTCGAAGAGCCTGCCGTCAAGATAGTAGGAGACGCGATTCATTGCCTAATAGACTTGATGATGGTCGTGACGTTCTCCGCCCCGCGCTTGGCGAAATAGAACGACATGATGAGGCCGGCCCAGATAGCCGATGCGCCGGTTACTTCATCAGTTGAGCCGAGGCCAAAGCACTTGTCCCAGATCATCACCTTGCCGTAGAAAAACAAGGTGATGTACATCGCGAGTTTTTCCGGCTCCCATGGGTGCCCGATTTGTGCGATGCGCAGATTATAGATGGCATTCGTCTCGGCGGTTTGGGCGGCTATTTCCTTACCCGCAAGATCGGTTGCTGTCTGCTTGTCGGTTGTCGTGGCCTGCAGATGCAGTTGATACGACTGGATCAGCCCCTTGATTACGGGGCCGCCGAGAAAGCCGATGATTGTCATCCACATCTTAGGCCGCCTTCGCTTCGACGACCGCGGCGACCGCTTCAGTCTTGGTCGCATCCGCCATCGCGACGGCTTCTGCAAGCTTTGGACTGTCCGCTACAGCTTGATCGGACAATGCCACTAGCTCGAGCGGCTTCGTGCTCTGCGCCCGCAGCTTGTTGATCACCCATCCTAGCCCCATGACGAACGCGCTGGCGGCAAGTCCGCGCATGTCCTGCGGAATGTGAAGCGTATCGGCTACCCGCGTTGTGATGGGCGACAGATCGAGGTTCGGGAAAAATTGTGCAGCGCCGTCGTAAATGGTGACGAAACCGCTACCGACCCAGAGCAGCCGACCAACAAGGATCGTCTCCGACTTCTTGAACATCACACGTTCGAAGGGCTCGATCCAGGCAAAGAACGGCTGGGCAAACGGTTGCTGCTTGAGCCACGGCCGCGCCCAGAGTGCATAGACGACAAGCGCAATAATGATGTCGATAAGGATCATGACGAACAGCCACATGGGGAAATCTCCGGGTTTACCAGATTGCTTTGATTTGGTCGGTCTTGTGCTTGATAAACACGGTCGCGAGGATGGCGACCACGATCGCAACACCGATCATGTTGTAGGCCACGAAGGACGGCAGCAGCGGCACGCTGGCGGGCTTCTCCGTGGTGGCAGTCGTCTTGGCCGCTTCATTGCCGCCGGCGCCAGCGCCGCCCGCAATGGCGCCTGTACGGGTTTTGCGCGCGTTTTTGGTGGCGTCGTCGATGATCTCTTTCGGCGGCTCGGCTGAAGGCCGTGCATCCGCTACGGGCGGCCCGAAGTTCGCGCTCGGGTCGATCTTCTGCAGCGCCAGCAACATGCCGAGACAGCCGAGTTGGGGATCGACGAAGTTCACATCGAGCTTGCCGTCGGCGACGTATTTGCCTTTGACATATTGATCGGTGCCGCCGTAGCCGTAAGGGCTCACCATATTGTGGGCGTCATAACCGACGCCGTTGTACTTGATCAGGATGGTGATAGTGCCGCCAGGCGACCAGTCTTTCCAGAGCGACGCGTAAGGCGCGCACTTGACCAGCGCATCAATGCCGGCGAGCAGCCAACTTGTGAACGGCCCCCTTCCGGCCGGAACGTGAACGGACTTCCTGTTCCATGGATCGCCCTGCGCGATGTTGCGAAGGAAACCGGAATCGACGCCCGCCTCCCGCTCCTTGATCACGGCACATACCGCCCAGGGCACGCCGGTTTTCGCGCTAAGTTCTTCGAACTTGGCCTTGTCCTTATGCAGCCGCTCAGCCGTCTTCGTAAATTCGGCTTCGCGCTCCGGCTTGATCTTGGCCACAGCCACGCGCCTACCGTTCGTTGCGATCATCTGCGCATTGGTTACGGTCATCACAGATCCTCGCCTAAAGAGGCACCTGCCTTACGCGCTTCGATTTCCTCAGCAGTCAGATCGCGCGCCGGCGGCACGAGTCCGAGTTCTTTCCAGTGCCGCGGGAAACCCCGTTTGCCGATCGTTGCGTGATCGACCACCTTCCCGGCCTTGATGATTTTGGCGATCTCCGGATGTTCGGTTTCCGTGATGCCCTCGCCGTTGGCTGGCTTCATCTGCTCGGGGACCATGCGGCCATGGTCATCGGTGTGGGCGCCCTCGTTGTTGATGATGAAGGGATCATGACGCTCCGCGATCACCACCCAATGAATGGTGTCGCTCGACGCGTTATTCTCACTGATGATCTGGAAACTTCCGTCCACGACAGCGGATGATTTCACCCGGTCAAAGCCGGACAGATTGTTGAGCGCCACCACTTCGGCATTTTGCGTCAGAGCAGCGAAGGTGCCGGCAGTCATGTTGCTGGCAGCATCTATCTCGACCGTGGCTTTGCCCTTAACCAGCTTCACCTTGCCGCGATAGATCAGGTCATAGCGCGGAGCTTCGACAAAGCCGTGGTAGAGGTCTTTGTTTTTTGGATCGAGCGGGTGATCGATGAGGAAGGTGCCGGAGCCCTTGCTCAACGAGCCTAAGATTTGCACGTTGACCGAAAAAACAGAGGTTCGGCCGACCAGGACATTGCCCGTCGACCCGAAGGCCAAATTGAACGTGCCGGAGCCCTTGGCGTCCATGTAGAACGGCTCGTTCGTCGCGGATGACATAAGTTCGAACGCAACGCCACCGCCGGAGGCGGTCGAACGCACCTTTAGTCCGTTGACCGCAGAAGCTGCTGAGGCGTCTACCTTCAAGGTGGGATTGGTCGCGCCGTTTGGCCCGACAACGAGCGCAGATGCGCTGTTCGATGTGATGGTGGTGGTGCCCGCACCAAATGTTCCGCTGAATACGAGGGCACCGGCCGAATGCGTGACCGTGTAATCGCCATTGTTGAAATTGAGAACGCCGCCGGCGGCAAGGAACAGATCGGAAAACGCAAGCGCGCCGGTGCCAAGGGCTGTTCCGTCATTGGTGGGCGGTGTGATGGCGGCGGCGGCCCACAGCAGCCGTTCTAGAACCTTCGCCTTGCTGGCCGACAGATCGCAGGACACGCTGACTGTGCCGGTGGCGAAGTTAACCGCCGTGTTGCTATTGGTGCTCCGAAAGATGGTCGTGCGTGCGTAGACCGTCGCCGACGTGCGGGTCAGTAGCCCCGTTTCCCACGCCGTTCCGTTATCGGCCTCATACCATGTCGTGTCGCCATTCGACGTGAGCGCCGACGCAAATGTCTGAGCGCCCTGCACCGCACCGTTCATGGTGAACGAGCCGATGCCCGGCGCCGTCGAGGTTTCACGTACGCGATCGTCTAGGACGAATGCCATGATCCATTGCAGACACGCGCCCTGCGGCGTGGTCTGTCCCTGTTAGAGAAGTTGAAGTGGAGGTTTTAAGCCCGGCGTTCGCGGATGGCGTAAGACCGGCTGTAGAGATCGCTAACCGTGAAAGGTTGAATAGTCTTCGACAATTGCCGCATCAGTCCCCAGACCGAAACCAGCCCGAGGTTCGCATTCGCGGTATCGCGGATGAACAGGATGTCGGCATGGGTGCCGTTGGCGATGTCCATCGGCTCGACGAGCGAGAGAAATTGCGCCTCAGTCACCCAACCGAACGTCACTTCCCAATCGCGATAAGAAGGCCGCGCATCGACCGCGACGCCACCGCCCGCAAGCTCAGTCCACTTGCTGAGGTCGGTCCAGCCAAAGCCGGCACCAGGTTGATAGTTGTAGGTGAGTTGCGTCCGGTTTCCGGCGAGCACGCGCCCCGCCTGATTGGAACCCGCAGCTTTCGACCATGACCATTTGGCGGAGCGGACTGTCGTGTAGGTAGCCGGAGTCAGTAAATGGACTGCATAGCCGTAGCTCGGATCGACCACGCCCGCTTGCGCTGTGCTGTCATAGAGCTGCACTGCGGACGAATTGAATAGTTGCACCCGCACCGTATCGGTCAGCGCGAACTGCGATCCGATGCCCATCACAGCTAATGTGTCGATGGTTTGATCCGATGCCCATGTGAAGGTAAAATTATCGGTCGTCCCACCCGTACCAAGCCACTTTGTGGAAACCGGAATCGTTTGCAGATTCGTGACCGGCGTCGAAGCGCCAGCGCTCGATGCCGTTGGCGTCGCGCTGTCGGCAAGATTGAGATACGCGATAGCGGCATTGCCCACGGTCATGATTCAGCCCATGACCTCAGTGACGCGATGGATCGACGACATTCCACCGCCGAACACGCGTGCAGCGGCAAGGCCGTTTTTGAAAATGGAGCCGGTCGTACTCACAGCGCCAAGGCGAACCTTGTATGCAGTCGAAGAAACTGTGCCGGGCTGGCGCAAATCATAAAGCTGAAAAGAAGCCATTGCATTGCTGAGATAGGTCGTGGCGACCGCGATGGCGTCGGCACCACTATCTTGAAACAGAGTCTGGATCATGATGTTGCCGCCGTTGCAGCCAGCATTCATCTCAACAAAGTTCTCGATCAGATTGCATTTGGACGACGGCGTTATGGAGGTCGAGAAGATTTGAAATCCCTCGGAGCTTTGCGGTATCGTGTCGTCAAATGGAATCCCGTAGCCGGACGCTGACTGACCAAACGCTGCATCAATCGATAGGGATACTTGCACCGTGTCACCGGGCTTTTTGATCCCAGGCCCGAACATTTGAATAATATCCGGCCCGGCACTCCATGCCCCGGCCGTTGCAAGTCCGGAGTTCCAATCGAAAAATCCAGCGATCCGAAACGGGCGGCCCGTCACCACGGCATCGGCGTACATGACGCCAGCACTGTCCGCCCCGGTATCATTGAGGACCGTCGTCACCAATCCATATTCCGGCAAACCGAAAATGGCCGATGCGGTCGAGCAGTTTTGCAACCCGATCTTAACGGTGCCATCGCCGACATCGATAAGCGCGCCCCACAATCTCCCCGGCCTCAGACTGACGAATCCTGCCGTCGCTCCATTGGGCAAGGTAACACTCAACGCGGCGGTGATGCACCGGATGATATAACTACCAACTGCAAGCGAAACGTTTCGGAAGGCCACAAAGACCGGATCGGCGGCGCTTGGATCGTTTCCTGCCGCTGTCTTGACTGCTACCGTCGCCGCGTTGGATGTGACACTGGCAACCAACTTTCCGTTGGCCAGACCGAGTGTCAGCCCCGACATGCCGATCGCCGTCGCTCCTATGCCAGAGGTCGAACCGGACGGATACCAGGCACCGAAAGTGCCGAGATAATCGCGGGCCTTGATCCAGTAGTAATAGGTCTGCTCTTCGACCAAGCCATCATGAGGAAAGTCTGTGATACCTTCTCCGACCTTCGTCGCTGTCGTTCGGTCGTTTGTGGTTGAAGACCAGACTTCGACCATATCGAGCCCGATGTTCGGAAGTGCATTGGACCGCGGGTCGCTATAGGTCCATGCACATTTGTTGCCGCGCAGCGTAGGCGTCACGGTCAATGCTGCAACGGTAATATCTGATGATGACATTTGATTATCCGAACGCCGTGATTTCGACCGTGCCGTCCGTCGTATTATCGACGCGACCAACCACGGTCAGAAGCTTTGCCGAGAGATCGAACCACGTGACGCCAGCGGGCGCGAAGGTGAGGCTCACGACATCGCCGATCTTGCGCGTGAGCCCTTTGGATTTGAGCGTAAAGGAATAGAGCGCGCGGACGGCGCCACCCTTCAGCGTCAACAACCGATCGGCTTCCGCCACCGCGTCGGCAGGGGCATTTAAGTATCCGTTGATCGGGTCCGGGTCTTGCGCCAGCAGATGTGCCGCGGCGATTGTCGCCGCCAATGTCGCGTTGGAGTGCGACGCAACGCTTGAATCTGTTTTGAGAAGCTGCTTGCGGGCATCCGACACGCCCGCCGATACATCGGTCTGCACCGTCCAGTTCCGTGCATAGGTGACGCGCTGGCGCTTCGGCGGTGGATTATAGGAAGACGGCAACTCCACGCGCTTGAGCGTATCGTCAGCGATATCGTCTGCCGTATAGCTGTCGACCGCCGTTCCTGTTGGCGCGACGAAGCGGATAACCTCGAACACACCATCGCGGCGGAAGTCGCCACAGGCCCCGATACCACCAAGCAGATCATCCGCGGCCTGGCGCACCGTCTTGTTTTCGTCGAGGCCGAGATAATAACCGACGACCGCGGGTTGCGCCGCCGTCAATGCAAGAAACGATCCTTCGTCGACCAAATCAACCAACGGCGCGGACACCGCGATCATGCGCCGCACGATCGATGCCGTGTCCGTGACGTAGCCGCCCGTGCCGCCGTTATCGCCCTGCACGTCGCAGGTCAGCGCTCCGAATGGTGGAGAGCCCATTCGGAATAGTCCAAGCGCCTTGCAGGTCGCGTAATGTCCATTCGGGACGGTCGCGGCGATCAGCGCGGCGTAACTGGCATAGTCGCCGTCCGGTCCCGCTGCAGCGGGCGTTGGAAGCGAAAAGCCACTGTCATAAACGGAAGAAATTGCATTCACCGAACCGTCATGAGCCTGAAACACCAGGTTGACGGCGTTGATCTGTACCGGCGTGATGTTGTTGACGGGACCATAGGCAAGCGGCTTGCGCTTGCCGGTCAGGGCCGCGTCGCCGTCCGTCGTTCCCGTCCCGCCGTAGGCGTTGGCAGAGGCAGGAACGTCGAGCTTGAACGCATTGTCTCGAATCGTGACGCGCAATTCACTCGCATCGAGAAACCAATCCTGCGCGACGCCATCGAGCAATGTCGGATAGACATCGAAGGATGACGGCACAAGGCCGGGGATGGTGATCTGCCCATACTTGAGCAGCACGCGGCGACCATCGATCGTGTTGTTCTGGTAGAGTGTGTCAAAGATACGATCGGAATTATCCAGCTGCAATTCGCCGACACCCGACGACATCTTGCGTCCGATGTCGTCTCCGTCGACAATCGAGACGTGAAATTCCAAACCCTTCAGGAGCTTTCCCGTGAACTGCTGATTTGAAAGCGTGTCGGACGGCAATGTGATGAACGGAATGACCGCCGTGTTAACCGTATCGACCGAAGCATAAAGCTGCAGCGTATAGTTCAACGTCACGCCGGAAGCCGGCTGCGCAACTGTCGCCGCCAACGTCATATCGACCAGCATTGATAACGGCCGCCAACCCAGCGGCGCCCAACCCATTGGCATGATGATAATTCCTGTTAGGAGACTTTGCGCTGACGGTCACTTTGACGCTGCGTGGATGCGAGCGTGGATGTCTGCCGGTCGGTTGCCTCGACATTCTTCTCGCCAGTCTCGACTACGGCGCGGGCGACATTCGCGCCACTGCCGGCGACGATCTTCTGCAGAACCTCAACCTGCTCGGTCAGCTTATCGATGCGCGGCAGCAGCGCGGCATTGTCAGACCCAGAATTGCTATTCCGAAATGGAAGAACATTAGGAGCCGAGACAATAGGTCTGAAAATGTTGTCGTTACCGATCGACCGCGGCATGATACCTGCGTTCAACTGTTCGAAGAAGCCGACACCGAACCGCTCAACCGCGGCGTTCTTGATGACGAACTCCCGGTTCGAGAGCATCGCCGCAATGGAATCCGATGTACCTGTACCGGGTCCGGTGACCAGACCGCCCGCGCGAAACACGCCATCCAAATGCCCCTGTCCTGACGGCGCAGATGCAGGAACGGAAAGCCCCGTATTATGGGCCGTGGCGGCGGTGTTGTAGACAATCTTGTCGATGCCGGCGACCAACTGATACGGATACAGGCTTGCGGCTGTATTTGTCGATGGAGCGCCCGTGTTCGTAATTGTCGGACCGGTTACAGCCGAAGACGGCGCTAACGAGTTGGCCAACAATACCAGTTGATCCTTGGCCGTTCCCTGCAATCCCTGAATCGCAGTCAGCGTGGCGTTTCCCGAGCCCGTGAGATTGTTCGAGGTATCGAATTGCCCCGTCTGCGTGTAGACCTGTTGCGACGTGAACGTGGTCTGATCCGCGGTCGCTTTCGTGGCGCCGAAGATGGATGCCAGCCTTCCGCTTGGATCGATCTGGTTAAAATAGGTCGCCAATGAAGCCGCCACGGCGGCCGCATTGCCAGCGTCGACCGCAGGCTTCAACGTCCCCGAGATGACGCCCGTCACCCCTTGAGTGGCTTGTGTACCGATTTGAATGGCGGTGATCGCATCCCGAACGGCCTGCGTAACCGGATCGGTCGTCGTCTGCACTGCCGGCAGGTTGAGGCCCTGGTTGATGATTTGATTCTTGATATCCTGATAGCCCTGACCGGACGCATAGACGACGCGCGCGGCCTTTTCTAGATTATCGGCAAGCGAAACAAATTTGTTTTGAGCGTCGACATTGCCGGCCTGCGCGAGAGGCAAGTTCGCCTGGTAGAGCGTCTGCGCGCTGGCGAGCGTGGCAGTCGGAGATTGAGTTGAGCCCGGTCCGGCGACGAGACCATTTAGATAATCTGTTACGGACTTTGCGGCAGAGTTTTGTGCATCCTGCAATGCCTTCGCATCAGTCACCGCGGATTGCGTGAAATCGTGCACCACGCCCTGAAGCGCAGGGAATTGCGTGGTGAAATCGGTAAGTGCAGTACCGGCCAGTCCAGCCCCATCGACAATCTTCTGCGCTTCCGCCTTGAATGTTGCCGCAACCTGGGCAAGCAACGTCGGATCGTTTCCGAAATCTTGACTGACCTGCGTCAGATCCTGTTGATGCTGAACAAGCAAATTCGCGGCATCGGTCAGGAACGTTTGACCTGTCGCTGTATTGAGGCGCGCCGTGAGACCCGAGATAAACGTCGCGTTGAACTGCTTCGTCAGCGCATCGATCTGCGTTTGAACGATGCTGTCGATCGTGGCGGCGCGGCCCTTGAAACCCAGCTCGTCGAGCGTGTCTTTCAAGCCCGCCGCCTCGTCGTTGACGGCCTTGATTTGTTGTTCCAGCGGCGTCAGCGTCTGCGTGCCGTTCTTGAACTCTGCCCAGATGCGGTCGACGGCATTGTTGAATGCGCTCGCGGCGGATGCAGCTCCGCCCTGGTCTTTGGCTTTCAGCGCCGCGTCCTGCAATTGCTTCGAGCTATTGTAGAGCGACTGCAGTTCGTTCGTGAGAGGGCCAAGATTGAAGCCTTTTGCCGCGAGGTTGAAATTCACGACCTGCATGGACATCGCAGCCCATGCCTGCTGCGCTTTCTGAAGTTCCTGCTTCGCCTTCTGGTCTCCCGTGAACAACGAGATAACAGCGGACGCCCCTGCCTGCACCGCGCCGATAACCATTTTATCTGGATCAAGGCTTGTAAGATTGTCGAAGGCTTTGTCTGAAAGCTTTTTCGCGACACTGTCGAGTGTCGAGATGAGGCTATCCATTCCGAGCTTGCCCTGAAGCGCGGCGCTGAATGCTGCTTTGCCAACCTCGGCGAAGCTGTCCTTCATATCCTTCTGGAGATTTATAACGCGAAGCTGCGCGGCCTCCGTTGAAGCAAGCGCTTTCGGAACATCATTGCCGTAGATTTCACGCAACTGCTGCGCAATCGCGACTTCATCGGCGGGAAGGAATTTCGTCTGGTTTGCAAAATCGATCTGCGAAGCCACCTTTGCCTTCGCTAATGCGGTGGCAGTATCGTAGGCTTGGATTTTGAGTTTTTCGAACTCAGCGGTTTGTTTGGCGGTGATCTCACCTCCGTTCGCTTGAATCGCAGACGTTTCTGCAGCTTCCGCGCGAAACCTCGCCAGCGCCCCAGCCCCCAGCCCTACAGCTTCCGTGTCGGCCTTCTGCTGTTCGACATGGCGACGGAGCGTATTGATTGCTCGATCGACCTGGTCGTTACTCTCTTGCTGTGCCTTGGTGCTCGCGTCCTTGTTTAGTTCTAGCGATGTGTCGCGCCGCAGAAAGTTCGATATCCCGGTAGTCTGATCGCGCGCCGCCGCAACTGAATTTGGATTTAACAATCCGGTGGCCAATCGTCCGGACGCGCCGGTCAGCGGCGTTGGTGTCGCTGACAATGAACTAGCAATACCGCTTACAGCACCATAAGCACCGCCAGTCACAACATTCAGCGCCGCTTGCGCCATCGCTTTGATTGCGGTTCCGAGCATCGGTATGCTTGAAATTAACTCGCCAACCTTAATTGCAAAGTTAGTGATCGACGTAACCGCGGAAGCCAGCAGCTCAACAATGCCAACCCAGACCCGTTGCATGCCGACGCCACCATCAGTGATCGTCTGCTGAAATGGAATCCATCGCTCCGAAAGAATCTTGGCGGCCTCGTCGTACCGATTTTTAAGTTGTACGGCGTCGTCAATGTCTTGCTGGTTTACAAGTTTGGTCGATGCAATAGCATCGGCACTAGCAAGCATCTGTTTGAAGTAACCATCGTTCGCGCGAAATGCTTCCATCTGCGCTGGCGACGCGAATGTTGACGCGATATCCAGCGCCGCAAGCTTTTTACCTTCGTCGGTCATCTGCTTGAGCAAGTCGACTACTGCACGAAGCTTATCTTGTGAACTAATCGCGTCGCTAAACGCGTCTACGCCAGTGTTAGTATTGAGATTGCCGGCATCGATATGCGCGTCGATTTTCTTTTGAAGGTCGCTTCCACCAAGCTTATCGGCGCTGACTTCCTTGAACTTCTTTAGAAGCTCCGTCGCATCCGATATCGTTCCGCCCGCGTCTTCGAAGCTCTTTCCGAGTCTCTGCAGGAAGTCCGGCGTAACGCCGAGCGTTGAAGCATCCTTTGAAAGCCTGTTGTATTTTTCAATTTGCTCGCTGGCTGAATTCCACGCGTACTGAATCAGCTTGATTTCATCAACCAAGAGCATCAGCGGTCCCGCAACGCGGAGCATCAATCCGAGCGCCGGTAACAGGCGTGAGGCCACGGCACCCGCTACTGTTGCGGCAGTGGGTCCGATCGCAGCCAGCGCAGATCCCGTAGCCGAAAGCCCAGCCGCAATAGCTGGGTTGACCAACTCGCGGAACGCTGGAGAGAGCGCGTATGCTGCGATTGCGGCTTGCTTGGCGTGATTGGCCACTGACGCGATCTCAACCCCGTTGAGATTCCATCCTTTGGCGTTATCGTTCGCTGCGCTCGTCTGGTCTTTCAGGCGGCTGGTATTAAGAGCACTCAACTCAGCATAGCGCTGTGCAGTCACAAGGCCTTGCTGCTGTGCCTGGTCGAGATCGCGCTGCGCTTTTTCAAACTGCTGCGTTGACCGATAGGCGATATCGAGCGAACGCTGCTGCTTTTCCAAGGCTGTGGCAACGCTAAGATGTGCCTTTTGCTGCTTGTCCGAAGCAATAGCGACATTATCCTGCGCGCCGGACAGCTTTTTCAAGCCGTCCGTCGTTTCCGCAACGCCACTCTGCGTCGCCTGAATCGATATGCGCCGGATCACGTCAGTTTGCATCGGGGGTTTTCTGCTTTTCGGCTAACCATTCGAGGTACACGTCATCCATCGCCCAACACATGCGGGCTAGAGTTTCATCGTCAAAACTGCGGGACTCTGCGTATCGCTCTATCGATGACCATGGGATGCGTGAAGCGCCGCCCATAGCTCCCATCTGGCGATCATTTGTAAGACGATGCCACGCGTTCCAATAGCCCTGCGCGTTCTCCGAAAGCTCTGCGCCTTCCGGTATCTCAAGGTCTTCAGCGAACCGCACCGCGTCCGGCTCTTCCTCTGCTAATTCCAAAAGGAAGTCGTCGGTGCCCTTCCGGGTTAAACTGTACCGGAGGGCTTCGCGGAGTTTTTTTCCGTGGCCGCATCATCCTCCGCGACAACTTCGCCAACGCGAGACGACGCAACAAAAACGCCGTCGCGGAATTTTTGATAATCCGGATCGGTCATGTAGACCTTCGCCTGGTCTTTGCTGTAGGGAACCGCAACACAGTCGTCGTCCTCTACATTCCGCCAGCCGCGAAGATTGCACTCTAGCAGGCAGACACCAGTGATGCGATCGCGCTCGATGGGATCAACGGCGCCGTTCTTGCGTTTGTTCGGCGGCAACGCGCGAACCATCGCCTCAAACTTCAGACGGTATTGCTTGTTGTTGAGACCACGCACCAGAACTTCGATATCGCCAAGCTCAGGAAGGTCGCCTTGCCACACGCCGTCCTCTGCTTGAATGGCGGAATTATCGACTTTAGCGGATGTGATTTTCACGAGGGGAATCCTTTGTTCGGAAAGGAAGCGGGCCGCACCCGAACGTGCGACCCGCCGATGCGCGCAACCTCCGCTCTGGCGAGCGAAGACGATGAGCCGCGCGTTCGGGCGCGGTAGAAGATCAGGCGTAGAATTCGAAGCGGTCGAACAGCGCCATGGCGTTGGTGACGGTCTCTTCTTTCGAGGCCTTCCAGCCGAGCGGAAGCATGATGTCCTGGTCCATGCCGCCAGCATTCGGCGAGCCGTTGGCGTTGTATGTGATCTGAGGAAGCGTCAGGATCACCGCCCTACTGTTGCCAATGGTGCGGACATTGAGAGATGTGAGTGTCCCGGCGAAGAATTTTGCCAACAGGCTGTTGTCGCCAAAATAGGTCTCCAGCGTACCGGAGGCTTTGAACGAATGCGCCGTAAGGCCGGCCGCGCCAACGGTGTGAACCGCCTCAATCGGAGTGATGGTGTTGTCGAGTTGAAGTGTAAAGGATTTGACGAAATTCGGCGCAGCAAGCGTTGCGCCAGCTTCGCCGACGCGCCCAACGTTCGGACCACAGGCCATAACGGGATACGCAGTAAGCGACGTGGTCGCATCCGGAGAGGCGTCTTGCGTGACCGTACCTTCGCTGGCGCCGGTCATACCCATGAATGTCACATCGCCGGTAATTTTCGCTTTCGCGGTCCAATTCATCGTGTACTGCGACACGGCGCAGCCAGGCTGAAGGATGTAGGTCGGAACGGCCTGACCCAAAAATCCCTTCTCGATCGACTGAGCGATCAGCGTAGTGCCGTTCTTGATCTGGTCGCCGAAATAAACCTTGATGGTCTTGCTGGTGCCGGCGTCGACGGCCCAACCGGACGGAAGGTTGTCGCAAGTCAGCGCATGCGCGGAAACGGCAGTGATGCGAATCCAGTCATTGAGCGCCGCTGTCGCGAAGCCCATCGCTGCTGTGGTGGAGTCGATCTTGAGCCACTTGCCCGCAGCGATGCCGGGAATGGTGGTGAAGTCCAGCGCGGTAGACGCCAGTCCGGACGCCGTGGCCGTAATATCTCCGGACGCGCCTTGGAAGCCAACGCATTTGACGCGAGCGGCTGCGGGTGGAACTGCTTCGTCGGTAATTCCGGAGCCCGCGAACACGGGAGCGGTCGCGCCGCCAGTCGTGCATTTGAATACGCCGTTATTCCCGGCGACTCCGAAGTCGGTCCAGCGATAAAGTTCGCTAGCCACGAACGTCGTTCCGGTCAGCACCGTCAGAACGGTGCCGGATGTAGCCACCGCCGTAATGACGCTATCCGCGACACCGTCGTTATCGCGCGAGTTCGTGTTGCTCCATGGATTCCGCATCACCGACGAGATATCGACATCGGCCGGCGAATTCGGCATCGGATAACTGAATTCGAGCTTGATATCGCCGTTCGAATCTTCGCCCGTCTTGATCGGCGGCGCGTTCATTCCATCCGATCGAAGCTCTCCGGAATCGACAAACGTCGGAACCCACTTCAGCCCCTCACCAGAGGTTCGCCGCGCTCGCATGCGAGGCGTGTTCGGCGTAGTGCCGACAGTCGTTTCAATGACCGACACGACCTGCGTGCGATTTGACGATGACATGGACGTTCTCCTTTAGGGCGAAGTTGGGTGATGCGTGTATTTGAAAACGACTATTCGTCGTCGCCACTCATGGCGCGGGCGCTGGCGAATCCAGAAGGCGCTGCGGGCTCCGGTTCGCTTGAACCGATGAAGCCGCGCGATTTCAGATCGTCGAAGCTGTGCGGCGAAAGATCGTCACCTTCACTCACGGGATCGCCGACCTTCAGTCGGCGATTCACTGTGTTGAACGCCTTCAAAACTTTATTGCTCATGATTTCTCTCCGGTTAGGCTTCGACCCGTCGCCAATCGATATCGACGGGAATGGAAAAGTAATTTCCGCTGTACTTGTCGGACTTCACACCCTCGCCGATGGATGCGGCGCGAAATTCCAACGTGTCGCTCAGCAGCATGAGACCGCGAAACAGATCGCAAAGACTCTTTGCGTATGTCCTGGCGTCCCGCGAACCAGTATTGATCGGGACAAGGACATCGATGAAAATCACGCCCTCTTCGTCCCAACGATTGTCTTTCTGTTGCGAAGCTCCGAGAGACACTTGCTGATAGGTTCTGCCCGTGAAGCTCACTGCGACGAACGCAATCGATTCGCTTGCTGAATTAACCGGAGGCAACACGGTGCCGTCCGTCGCCTTATTGTCGTTCTCCAGCGATAGTAGAGTTGCCGTCCAGCTCGCCTTCAGAAAATCTTCAATCGCTGCGGAGACTGCACCGGAAGCCATTTATCGCACCGTCACGATGATTGCGGGCTGGCGCGTAAACCAGTCCTCGACCTTGCTGCGCCTGCGATGAATCATGCGAGTGGACCGAGCCCATTTCAGAACATCGCCACCGCGAACCGATTCAAAGCCGAGTTTGATCTTCGCCGTATTTCCAAATTGTCGAGACGCATCACGCGCGATCCGCCCGTACACCTCGAAAAGTTTTTCCAACTTCCGTGCATATGGAACAGTGCTTGCGAACACGTACCGCTCCGCGATCGGAATGGGCGCACCATCTGCAACCTCAACCCCATCCGCGAACAGCGTGTGGCTCGCCTGGTATCGACCTGTTAGCCGAGGTGAAATCGCACGGAGCATGTCGCGGATAGCCGCAAGCGCATCGGGAACGAGTTGATACTCTCTGACAATTAGTCCGGTAGGCTTTACCGATGAAAGCGGAGCACCTTCGCGGCCATCAACGAACGTTTGACTCGATGGCTTCCTGCCTAGAATACTTTCGTTGGTGGCGTCCGTTTCGTCGAATGTCTCTTGCGCGAATTCAGCAAACTGCCGGCTCATCGCCTCCGGCGACAAGTCCTGCGCGAAGATTAATACGATGTCCCGATCGATGGACTCGACTTTGTTCGGCATCGGGTCAACCGAGGACCCGCATCTCTATCCTGCACAACTCACCACCCGGATAGAAGCCCTGTCCCCATTGAACTGCACGCCACCGACCACGAACATAAGCACCGTCGCCGCGGTTCATGCTCGGGATGCGGGGATCTTCCGTACCTCCCGGCAACTGGCCTCCTGGCCATTGAGCCCGGTTGATTTCCGATGGCGAGAAGATGCAGAACAACTCGTCCTGCGTAATGCCTGCCGTGAGTTCCGCGCTTGTCGGAGACCGAACCGCAGCGCGGATATCGACGTCCACATTCGCCTTGTTCGTTGTCCCGACCGATCGGCGAAGCTTGATGTCTTCGCCTGCCCGCGCCAGGCCAGCGTCAAGCGCCGCAATCTCTCCAGCCACTACGGCACACTCACGCCGTTAACGGTCAATTTCTCAGGCTGCGACTGACCTGATGTATCCGATGAGCCGTCCAAAGGGTCGCCACCATTCGACCCTTCAAGCGCCGTGACGAAGCTTTCAATTTCGCCGACGACGCCGGCGTGTGCGTCGACCTTCTGATGACCCTTGGCGAGTGCCGCGATCCCGCGGGAGCCTACGGCTTCGACCTTCGCCATTAACTTCCCGGCACCGTCTTCAAGATCGGACTCGAGCATCTTCATCGCCTTCGCGAGTCCCTGCAATTTCGGCATCGAGGTCATGCGGCAGTCCCGTACAATTTGATAGCGAAGTCGGTTGATGCGGACGCAGAGACGGAAGACTTCAATTTCAGCATCGAGCATTTCATCGGCAATGAGCGCGAAGATCGAACGTCGTGTTCACATATGTCCCGGTAGATACGATGTAGACCGCCAATTGATCGCCCAGCAGGCCATCGTTCACGCCTGCTGCGGCTAGATCGACATACGCCGTGATGGCCTTGGGTACGCTACTCAGGCTTGCGTAATCGACTACTGCCGAAGTAGTGAAATCGAACCTGGCGATGTGCAGCCAGGTCGCGCCGTCATCAAAACTTGTGGCGACAATCGCCGAGAACGTCGCGCCGCCTGAGCCATATTGGAATCGCGCTACCAAATTGCACGACGACATCCCGGCCAGCCCGGTGATCGGCGTGAGCAACGCCAGAGAGCGCGCTACTCCAATTTGGAGCGCGGCAAGCGTTTTCAGACCGGGGCTATCCATTACCTGCTGTCTCCGGTCATGCGATTAGATCAGTATCAGTAAAGGCCAACGATGTTGGTTGCGCTCGTCCCGGTGGACAGTACTTTATCAACCCGAACCGGGAGCAGCGCGCCCGCAAGTACGCCAACAAATATCGGCAGCGTTCCATCAAGCATTCGAACGGCGACATCGCCCGCGCCGCCAACCCAAAGCGAGCGCGTGGGCTGCGCGAATACGGTGGCGTCGCTCTTTGTGACGGAAAAGCCTCCCGTAACGGGAGAGCCTGAGCCGGCTGAATAGGTTGCGAACTTGTCGGCCATCTCGATTTACTTCCCCTCAGCGATCACAGCGCCATCCAGCAACGATAGTTCTCAAGCAGATCGGCGACGGCTTGGCGGAACACCGTGTCCATCGCGCCGGTATTGTCCCAGTCCCTACGGATGACGCCTTCAAGGCTTTCAAGCCGCAGCGTCGGGTCGCGCTTGCTAAGGTGAAAGCCGTTCCCGATCCTGAGCAGGATGGCCGAAACAAGATCGGGCTCCGTCGATATATCAGGAAAACCCGCTACCAACGGAACGGCGATGCGCGACCCTTTTTGAATAGCGGGCCATGATTGTCCGAAGTTCAAAACGATCGCCGCATCCATCCCATCGGTTCGGACTTCATAAACCGAAGAGTCCAAGGTCTGCGCCGCGCCGTACACATCGACATAGGCAATTGACGTAATGGACTGGACCGGAGCGGCCGGTACCCGTTCAAAGTTGCTGAAGCTGTCGCATTTCAGCGACAGCGTTTGCGTCATGATCTTTATGCCGCAGTATTTTTCGACGAAACTTCGCTCCGAAGAAATCAACCGCAACAGCAACGCTTTATCGGAAACCAAATCCGACCCGACGCATTGCTTGCTAGCCTGCGCAAGTGTGACCGGCTCGCTTGTAGGAGCCACCATCACAGTCGGAGGATACCACATTCAGCGCCGCCGTCTTTTGTGCCGATGTTGATTCACAATCTCAGACGGAACGATCGCTTCGCGAGTTTCGGCTGGCGGCTCCTTCACCGCCAACTCAATTTCGGGTTTCGCGACCGGCACAGCGAACCCCTCTTTGATGAGGCGGATCGCCTCGTCTTGGGGAAACTCGTGCTCGTCGCCAGCTTCAAGCGATATGGTCGGCCCGCGAAGATCGACCATCATCCGGACCAGCATGAACTTACGCTACCGTATCACTGAAAGGAGATGCCTCAGTGCCGCTCTGCGTGAGGACACCCGTGACTGCCCAGACGTGCAGCTTGATGTCGGCAACCTCGACCCAATCGCCGATGCTCACGCCACCCGTGGTTGTCCCGTCGAGTGTGATGGTGTCGTCGGTGGCGCCAGCGGTCCAACTGTTGACCGCATCGGTCGCGGAGTCGGTCGAAGATTCGCTCAGCACCGTGCCACACACATGATCAGCGCCGGAAACGGACTTGATCAGATACCCGGATGTGTTGACTGCGCCGACCAAGAATTTGAACTTACAGCCGCTTCCTGTCGCGGCCGGCAACGTGAACGTGCGGGCACCGCCAGCGCCGTCCATCACCAGCAGCTTGCCGTCGTGCAGCAGTTCAGTAATCACCGTTGTGACGGCGAGGCTGACTACGCGCGTTGAGACATCCGCGGCACGGTTGAGTTCGGCCGCCGTAGCGAGAAGCCCGGTGACGGTATCGGCGCCGACGATTGATCCGCCGGTTTCGACCGTGATCTTTCCACCGGAAGCCACAACAAGTTCGTCGCCGCCGACCTTATGATAGACTTTTGGACCATATGTTGCGTCGACCATTGGCGCGCACTCCGGATATGAGGAAGGGGTGAGCGGGGCTTCCGCCCCGCTCGATTGGCGTTACGCCTGAACCAGGTATTTGACAGCGGCGGCGTCACCGAGTTCGCCGTCGAAGCGGATCAGGCCGGCAATGCCGATGTCGGGCCAGAACCGTTCGCGAAGAACGCCGATCGCGGGCGGGCCGACCTTGCGCACGTAGTACTTGCCGAAGTCGCCGAACAGCATCGTCTTCTGGCCCGTGGTCATGTTGGCCATGGCCTGGTTGATGCTGTAGCGGTAGCCGAGAATGTTGCCCGGCGCGCCGGCCGTGATATCGCCCATGCTCCAAATATAGCGGCCTTCGCCATCCTTCAGCTTGCGGATGGCAGACAACACAAGATCGTTGAACATGAAGCGCACCTTCGGTGATTGCCGATAGGCAGGATCGACCGAATGGACGAGATCGATGATCTCGTCGCACACGACGGCACCAGTAGCAGCCGCCGTCTTGCCGGCGCCCGCGGCGCCGACGACACCCTGGGGCGCGCCAGAGCCGGTTCCCGTGGTCAGTTGCAGATTGGCGATCCGCCCAAGGCGCTCACCCAGCAAGCCGCCGAGCAGCGTCTCCATGTTGAAGATTGAATCCTGCGCCAGCTCCATTGAGAAGCGAACGAACTCGGTATCAAAGACATAAGAGTCCAACGACTTCTGGCCGAAGGTTACGTCCTTCGATCCGTCATCGGTGAGCGCTACGCCTTCGGTATGGGCAACGGCCGTGACGGCGGTGTCATCGACGGTCGGAATCTTCATCGGATTGCCGCTCGACGTATTGAAGACCGAGGCGATGTCCTCGTCGTACATCGGTCCCCACATCTTCATCGTCTTGATGATGATGCCAGCGAGTTCGGTCGGGACGGTGTAGCCACCAGCCGTGGTGGTGCCGGCGGTCTGCGCGCGGAATTCGGCCTTCTGCACGACGCCGGCCTTGAGAATGGTCCGCTCTTCGCCGGTCAGCTCATCGAGGGAGCCGCCAGCCTGCAGCAGCTTGTAGAACACCTCGCGATATTCCAACTTCTTCTCGCCGGTATCTTCGGCGCGGGTCTCGCCATCCTTCGGCAAAGGCCGCTGCTTCTTGCGCTGCTCTTCCGCGCGAGCTTCAAGCACGGCCTGGCGCTCTTCGCGCTCGATCTGCTTTTCGATGCGGTCGTATTCCGCCATTGCCGTGTCGTGCTGGGCTTCGAGTTCTTTCGTGCGCGCTTCGTCCGCCTTGTCGATCTGGTCGAGACGTTCACGGGCCTCAGCAACAATCGTCGCCTGACGCTCCCGCAGTTCCTTGATGGTCATTGGGTAGTTCTCCAAAAAAATGGCTCAGCGAGCCGTTTCATTGGGCTTCAGCGGGATCGCTTAGGCTTTACTCCGGAGCCTTAACTCCAGGTTCGTTTTCATGCGGAGGCGCTGGCCAGCCGCACTGAAATTCCTGCGCTTCTGTTCTTTGCGCGCGTCGTCGAGAGACCGCAGCGCGATCGTGGTGTCGTTGTAGGCAGGAAACGCCACGGCGCTGACTTCATACAGATCGACCTTGTGAATCATTCTCGCTGGAATGGCTCCGCTCTCGTCCCACTCGTCATGAGTGACCTTGAATCCGAATGACATACCTGAGATGTCACCCCGATCAAGCAAGGTCGCGAGGTCGCGTCCGTCCGTCGTGTCAGGAAGATCGATTTCGACAGATAGCCCAACATTATCTTCGGCGAGCCGCAATGTTTTCGCGCTCGACCGACCGATGACGCGTCCAGTGTCATGGTCGATCAGGGCGCGAACGTCGGATGACCGTATCGTTTCGGTGAAAGCGCCCGGCGCGATGGTCTCCGTGAAGTACCCGCCAATGTCGGTCTTCGCATTGAAGAGGGCGGCGTATCCCACGGCAACCTTGCCGGAGTCGTCGGCGCGCAGCTTAGGCGGACTGGTTATCGCCCGTCGTTCCAGGGTCATTAACCCCTCCATTTGGATTCACGGGAGTTGTGCCGAGTGGCACAGTTGCTCCCTGGATATACGCAACGTCGCCAGCCTTGACCTTCGGTCGCCCCTCAAGGCCACGAGCCTCGTCCGGGGTGTAAAGAGTGGTTTGAACGCCAAGCGCGAGGGCTTCGATGCGGCTCTTGAAGTCGCCGCGCATCAGCGCATCAAGATTGTGTTCGGCGTAACGCGTGCTATTGCGGAAAACTTTAAGATTTATCTCTTCCTCAAACGCTTTTGCCCATTGCGAGACAGTGTGTTTGACGAGATGAAGGTCTTGCTGCTCGGTGTTCGAATACGTTCCGTTCGTCAGATCCTGTAGAAACACCGGAGGCAAATTGAAAATGCGCGCGATCTCGATGATCTGAAACTGTCGCGCCTCTTTCATCTGCCCCTTAGCGGGGTCGAAGCCGACCGGTTTCAGGTCATAACCGCTAGGGATCGGGAAGATTGCTTCGTTTGCCGCCTTGGCAGCGCCTATGGCTCGCTTGATATCCCCTTGCGCGCGCTTCACGGCTTCATTGCCGGCAGGCATTGGTCCAACAAGCGCCAGCGGTGGAACGCCGCCGCCAGCAAAAAACCCACCCGCGTAGTCGCCCATCGCAATCGCAAGGGCGATCGCCTTGGCGCCATTCATGACCGGACTGTAAACCCCGAGCTGGTCACGCCGCAGCATGAATGGGATATCGAGAACATCGGACGCGGGGTAATCACGCCCGTCGTAAGAATAGATTTTCCGGCCTGCTTGATACCTGACAACGGTGAAGCCGGGGTCGATCGGCCAGATGCCGACGATGTTCGTCCCGCTTCGTTCGATCCAAGAAAGCCCGCGCCCGCCCGTGAAGACTTGCTGCCAGAAATACTTGCGCCATCCGAAACTGGTCCACTCTTCATTCGGCGCTTCGTTTAGAAGCTTTTGGACACCACCCTTAATCCGTTCCGTTCCGGCATCCGCCATGTGCTTCATAGCGTACAGGGGAAGATTCGCCATGCAGCCGGAGAGGAAGAGGACCGCGGAACTAAACGCAGGAACCGTCATCGCAGAATCGACGGTTACGCTCGGAAGATTCGCCGATTGAATACCGAAGAACGCGAGGAAATCCCCATCACTCACCGGCACAGTCGGAAGGCCCGAGGGCTGCGACCTTTCCTCGCGCGTGATGTTGTAACCAAATAGTTTCACGATGCCACCAGTGAGAAGTTAGGGTCATCCCAAGGTGACGATGGAGCAGACTCCAACCCGTCATACGAAAGCGCCGCGCCCACGGCTTGGGCTAAGGCAATCGCGCAATCTATCTTCTGCGTCGATCTCTCTTTGGCCAGCCAGTAGTTTCCCCAGCGGTCCTTGTCTGTAACCGCTGACATCATCGCCGAAATCAAAACCGGATTGATCCGAATGCGTATCCGCTTCTCTAGGATCAACTCTTCGAGTTGCCGGATGCTGCCCGGCATCCAGAGACCTTCAGGGTCGCGGTTCGCTGCTTTCGCAGCCTCCTTCATTGCCTCGTTGGGCTGCCCCTTTTTGGTGCCGCCCTGAGGATGTTCGACGAATTCGATTTTAATTCCGAGATTGTCGCACTCCGGCTCAAAGCCGCGCTTGAAGGCGTACCGATCGTAAGCGAGACACTTGATCGTAAACTCATGAGCAGCTTCCGCCACCGCCTGCGCGACGTGCTGGTAGCTGATGCTCGCACCCTTCGGGGCGTTTAAGAAATTGTCCCGTATCCAGATATCGTAAGGCGCCTTGTCGTGGTCTTGCCGCGCCTTCACCGTGTCACCCGGAGTCCAGGCTTCGATCCACGCGTCAAAGGTAGGTTTGACAGAGATTGATTTCTTTCCGTCCCTCTCCGTCTCTACCTGAACAGTCCCGGTCTTCACGCAGTAGCCGAGCGCCGTGATGTCCTTGTTCTGAGAAAGATCGCAGCCCATCCAAGCTGCGGCGCCATGATGGATGGCGGGATCGAATTCTGCGAGGCACGGCTCCAATACCGCCCGCGTCATCCACGCTGTCTCGGCTTCAGTCCAAACGCAGAAGTGAAGCCGCAGAATATTATTGAGCTTCGCAGGGATGTCCTTACCCTGCTTGACGTTGATCGCCAGATATTCCTCAGTAATCGTCACACCGAGGAGAGGGTTTGCCTTTATCCAGCACGACCGATCTTCTAGCGGGTCGTCGCCCTTATCGAGACCGCACACATACGAAAATGTTGTGTCGTCGATTATCTCGCCTAAATAAAACGCGTCGTCATCCTTGGCTTCGCGGTTACCGGCCGCGACCCTGATTGCGTGTTGGTGTTCGGTGTAGCAGACCGAATTTCGGTCACTGCCACTGTTCGTAATCATCAGCAAGAGTGGCTGGCGACGAAATTTGAAGCCCCGCTCTAGAATTTCCAAAACACCAGCGTCGGGATGCTCGTGCAGCTCGTCAACTAGCGCGAAGTGTGGGCGCGGACCGGAGCCTGTCTTTTTTGTTTCGCGGGAGACCGGCCGGAAGAACGATGAGGTTTTCAGGTATGCGATATTGTGCTCGCGACCCTCACCGCCACTCATTCTCAGCCGACTGTTCAATGCCGGCGACTTCTTCACCATCTTCACGGCGTCGTCGAACAGAACGCTCGCCTGCTCTTTCGTCGCGCCAGCGGAATATATTTGAGCGCCTGGCTCGCCGTCCGATGTGAGACCGATCAATCCAATCCCGCCCGCCAGTGGCGATTTTCCGTTACCCTTCCCTTGCTCGATATAGGCGCGGCGAAAGCGCCTGGCGCCGTCTAGCTTCTTCCATCCGAAGATGGAGCCGATGATGAAATCTTGCGGAGGCGCCGCCCTGAACGGTTCGCCGTCAAACTGACCTTCACTCAGCTTCAGCTTCTCTTCAAAGAACCGCAGCGCCTTTGCCGCAGCCTCCTTGTCGAAGATGATATCCTTGCGTTTCAGATCCCCGAGATGGCGTCGGCAGGCGTTGCGGACGTGCGGCCCGGCGATAATCTTTCCGGAAACAACCGCCTTCGCGTAAGTAGTGGCACGATCCGGCGGAGCCTTCTCAGTCGCCGAAGTGCTCGTCTTTGTCTTTGTTCTTGCTTTCATCAATCACGCGGTTGCGCTCATCGGTCAGGCCCAGTTCGCTCATGTACGCGCGCAACTGCCCGTGCTTCGCGGCGGGAAAACTGATCGGAGCAAAACGAAATTCCTGCCAGAGTTCGCAGAACGCGATCGCGGCCGGCTCGCGTGACGCGTCGAGCCATGACGCCGGCTCAATATATTTTTTCCAAGCCGCTAGCCCGAAGCTCTTCAGGAACTTAGGGCGCGTGAGTTTGCCAAAACTCGCCGCGGACTTCTCGACTGCTTCGCGAGCCGCATCTTCTTCGCCGTGGCGATTCTTCCGATGCGTTCCTTCTACAAGCCGGAGATGAGCCGCCTTAGGCTTTGCTCCCCTGGCTGCCATATTGGATACCTCAGGACATTAATCTGGCTTTTTGCGCGCTTTTGACCTGCGGTCTAGAGTGCCCTACTATTTAGAAACTGACCTACCCCTCCCCGGGGGTGACCGGCCATCCATCCGCACCTATCATCTGCCGCACTCGACCGCCGCGCTCAACGCGCTGTTGGTCGCCATCGTGACAGGGCTTGCACATAGAATTGAACGGACCGTTCCAGAACTTCTCAGGGTCGCCGTTGTGTCGCTCTGCATGGTTGCAGACCGTGGCTATCGTTCGACTGCCACGATTAAGACAGAGCCAACAAAGGGGATGGGACGCTAGTTGTACGGATCGAATAGCCCGCCATCGTGCGGTCTTATACCAAGCGCGCCATGGGTTCCGCTGCTGGCGCCTAGTGTCACGCTCACGGTTGCGTTGCCGTACATCTAACGGCTTCGGCACCTACTCCCTGCCCGCCCGTATCGTCCGCACCGCAGCCCAGAACGCCCACACGAAGCACGCCACCATGATTAACGCCCACATCCAGAACAGCCACCACCGGCCTTCGAGTATCGAAACAACCGCTTGCACCGCACATACCACCGCACACAGAACAGCCGCAACGAACTGCGCGCGTTTCATGGTTGCCTCGATTTGGAATCAGGCGGTTGAAGCTAAGTTGCGATGCATCCGGGCCTTAGCTGCCCTTCAATCGCTCGCCGCCTGAATTGGTTATGAGCCGTCGTGTGCTGGCGCGCTGTATTCCGCTGGCGCCGTATCTTCCGGGTCCGCGTGACGCATCGTGAGGTCGGATTGCGTTGGTGCCGCCAGACCGAATCTCTCGCGGCGAAACTTGATCCGCGCCTTCCCGCCGTCCTTTGGTGCTGGTGTTGGGAATGCGAGAACGGTTGCGGTCATGCACTATCTGCTGGTTTGTGCGAGCGCACGATCTTGGCTGCGACCTTCCATGCCGCGACGTAAAGCGGGTTGCCGGCGCGGGTTTCTAGTTCGCGCGCTATCGCTTCAAGTTTCTCGCGCAACGATGCGTTGGCGTCCGGCAGAGCAATATTCATTGGGTGAACCATGCGCCGCGCCCACCACTGGCAAGGCCAGTCTGGCGGGCTGTCCCGAAACCGGGGATACGCAACCGACAGGAATTCAACCTGCTGAGCGATTGCGCGGTCTCGTCTGGCGATTCGGAGTCGTGAAGCCAGCCGAACACATAAGGCGGTAAATGATTTGTGTTCATCGCGATATTAAAACTTTCGGTTATTCACAAACAGCCGTTTCAAGGCTGTGGATTTTCGAATGAGGAAGGATAATCTTCATGTTGTCGCGCAAGATCTGAACTCGACCTGAGCCACGCTGCTGAAGCATCACGCCGATCCACTCTTCACCTGTCGGGCCTTCGACGCGGACGCGTTTACCTTCCTCAAATTCAACCTCCGGCTTGCCCGATAGACGCGCCGCCTCGTCTGCGGCGCGCTTTGCCATCAAACGCTGGTAACTCTCGAATGCCGAAGCATCCTCCCATTTGAGCCGATCGACCTCGGACGCCGACAGTCCGGCCGGGACCATTTCCCCGTGGCTATCGGCGACCTTCATGAACCCGCGAACACCGCGCACGGCCTTGACACCCTCGAAGTCCCATTGACCGTGCTCGAAGCGGACAAAGTCGTAACCTGGTATCATTGCCTTGGCGCGGTTCTCATAGACCCGACGCCCGTTTTCCGTGCGGTTCGTGCGCTGCGGTCGATACTCTGCAGGACAGAACGACTCGTAGCCGCGGACATTGAGCGCGATGGAAACGCAAATTTCTTGGTTCGGCTCGCACAGCACGATATGCCAACCCGAATTGATGACCGGCCGCTGCTGCGTCGTTATCTTCGGCTCGATCAGCGCTTGCAGTTCCTGCACTTCCGTATCCCCTACATTGTCCCTGTGATGCGATATTATTGGCCCGGATACGCTGGCCGTGAACTTTTCGTTTAACTCAAACCGAAGTTTATCGCCTCTGCAAACGACTCGAGAAGCGACGCACGAGTCCGCATCTCTTGCTGCGTTTGAAGATCACTCGAAAATGCAGATTGCGCGCGCTGCCGAATTCCTTCGGCGTCATGCTTTAGATATTTTGCCACACTCTCCCAATTGATATTCTTCTCTGCCATCTCCATCTCTCCCCTGTGATGCACTATGGGCGGGTGCGCCGCGTTTAAAATTCGATGCCAGCCTTGGTTAGCTCATCCTCAATTTCTTTGATGCGCTTAGGCGCGGCGCTGCGCGCATGCTGCAGAATTTCCGCCATGATCGTTTTATCGTCGATCATTACGGTCGACGACATGACCTCGGAATTGTAACGACCTGTTTCTAGGTCATACCAGCTTGGTATAAAAATTCCGATGTGCGTAGCGTTTCCCGTCTTGCTCATGAACGAAAGAAGCTCATTGCGCTCAGACAACATCCGCTCATAGTTCTTCAGATCATCAAGTTTCATTTTCTCTCTCCCTCTAATGCGAACTAGGCCCGGCTAGGATGGGCGACACTTACGCCGTTCGGTTTTTCCACTCGCCGATAGTAATCTCAACCAACCCGCCGGCATCGCGGCGCCAAGCCGTACCAAGAGATTCGTCTGCGACATGATCTTGGCCACACGCAGAGCAGCGGATTTTAGAACCATATTTCGGAAGAGGCTCAACATCGAAATCAATACCCTGAATTGGGCAGTCGTATTCGAGGAATTCCATCCTCTCAGCTCCGATGGTCATCAACGCTCGTCCTTTGGTTCCGGGAGATAAAACGTTCCGTTGAATCTTCGCCACTCTGCGGCTCCGGTTTCGTGCTCCCAAAACTCTTCAACGCGAGTCCGAAACCAGCCGCACACGATGCGCCTACGACCCGTCGCACACCATCCGCAGGCTTCATAATCAGTCGGTTCATCGGGCATCACGCCACAGCCTCATCCGATGCTGGAGGGGATTCTGTTTCGGCAGATCGACGACCTGAAAACGCCTCGCATATTTTCCGCAAGATGTGCGCCTGAAATTCGACGAACAGCGCATCGTTTTGATTTGTTGCCAACGGTCGAAATTCAATAACATGATCTGCGCTCATGCGACCCTTTCCTCCCCCTCAGATGCAGGAGGGAGTTCGCCGGCTGATAAATCTGCCGATAATTTTCTCAGACCACTGAGTACGTAATCGTCTTGTTCTGGCGTGTTTCGATTCTGGTCACGCTCCGCGATTTCAGCGCGCCGTTGCGCGTCCTGACGTTCGCGCGCCTCACGCTGGCGCCGCGGCATGTCTTCCGCTTCGCATGCACGATACACTTCCGCCACGGTCGGCAGAAAATCTTTCTGAATCGGTAGCCCCGACGCTGGATGCGTCACAGCCCGAATCACATCCTCCGGGTATCGCGCCAGCGTCGCCGTGACTGCGGCAACATAAACATCCGGATCGTTCGCGTCACCCTTGCGATAGCAACCGAACAGGAGCCGCGCCCGTTCCGCTGCGTATCTCGTCAGGATTGTCGGGTCCGGCGTCGAAAGACCTGACCGTGTCAACGAGACGGTCAGCGGCTTGAATGATGTTGCCTCGTTCGGATTTTCCATTTGCGATCACCGTGAGTTTTTCGGGTTGACGAACTTCGACTTGGGGGAGCGGCGCGGCCTGGCGCGCGATTTCTTCCGCGATGGCGTTTTCATAGAATTGAACGGTGTTGATTGCGCCGCCGCGGTGTTTTGCTGTCGCTTTGCGCGCGCCAACCAAAATTAAATCGCGCGGCCAGCCGCTTGCGAGCCAAGTATGAACCCGGTTTGCAGCTCCACACCAACCAGGTGGAACAAAACGAATCTCATGCCCAGCGATGATTAACAGCTCGTCTGCCAAATCCCGCGCAGCGTCGCTAATGAGCGGCTCGCGCGCTTCTCCATCAACATCAATCTGTTCTGTATTCTGCTTCTGTATCTGCTCTGTCTCTGGTGCCGTTTCAGTAGCGGTTTCTGGAACGGTTGAAACGCTTGATGAAACGTTTCGTTTCTTATCCCTGTAACGTTTCACACGTTCGGTTGATGTGTCAGATTTGAACTGGCGTTTGGTCCAATTATGAGGAACGAAATTTTCCCCTACGCGGTCGATCAAGTTGGCCTTGACGAGCTTCGTAATATACTCGGCGGCCTTGGCCTCTGTGACGCGAAGGCCAAGCGCTACGTCGTCGATCGCCGGCAGCACGCCATCATTCTTGGACGCGACGCAAAGCAGCGCCAACCATTGCCAGCGCAGCGCCTCCGGTAGCTTCAACAGCTTCGGATGGTCTATGCAGTCCTCGTTTATTCGGAGCCAGCGGCTCATCGTGGCTCTTGGAGCATTTGAGCGGCGGCGACGCCTAATTGGCTCGATCGCTTGGCGTAGGTTTCGTTATCAACTCTTCCTATGCACACGAGAGAGACAGCATCGGCAACGAGGCGGATGGCGTGTATCGGGTCGATATCGAACCACTCGCCGTGTCGATGCACGCGCCGCAGCTCCTTATGAGACAAGGATTCTGCCCGCGCCGCCTCGGCTCGATCCATAGGGCCAAACACGATAGAAACCTGGATCCGATTAGGGCTCGCCGTTCGGAGCGTCGCTATCCTAGCCGCAGGATCGTTCGCGATTCCAATTTTCACGGGACCGCACGGCCCAGCAGCGCTTACCGTCGAGATGATGTAGACGAACGTCATGCTATGCCCACCTTCCCGGCCCTTAGCGCGTCTCTGAGGGGTTGGATTGAGTTGGGTGTCATGGTTGCGCCCGATACCCGTAAACGAACATTGGCTTATCGTTAGCGCGATCTTCCATCGCTCGACTGAAGGTGATGCGCCAAAGCCTTTCAAAGGGCAGGCCGTTTTGCACAGGCCAAACAATCGCTATGGCATCGACCGGAAGTCCATAGGACTGAAGCGCCGCGAGCGCGCCAAAGCCCTCAGAGTCGTTGCCGGTCGAAATCATCTCGACTGTGGCCTGAGCGTAGGGGTGACCTCTGCCACCCCGACACGACTGGCAGGTTTCGAATCCGTTCGCGTGCAACACACGAACGGCGAACCTGATGCCTTTATCGAGGTTCTGATACCAAGCCTCCGGTGCCATCATATCGCGCAACGGAATTTGCTTTCGCGGTTTCTTCATCTACCCCACCCTCTCAGTCTCTATGGCTTGGGTTGCTGCGGTCGACACTTTCAATGGACATTCGGATGGACGCCAATCGGTTTTTGCCAACTCTCCGAACCATAGGCTCACGCAACGGTCACAAATCCACTCGCCGGATTGTTCGCATCGGCGCTCGCATTTATCAATCATTCTGCTGCCTCGCGAATTTCTGAATCCGTCATGACCATTCCGCGAACAAGTCGCTTTGCGGCAATGGAGCCGGAGGCGGCAAGCCGAGTTGCAAGAGTGCGAAACGCATACGCGCCTTCCAAGCTGACAACTCCGTTGCCGAGCAGGCGAAGTCTGTCCACGCGAGCAATGTCCAGCCGGGAGGCCAGCCCATCAGCCACTCGACGAAAAGCGGGTTCAAGCTCCGGCGCTCTTTCGAGGATATGCCGCCAACTGTGTAGGTCGGATCGACCTGGTGGAAAGAGGTCGCCGCAGTCGGCCATTCCATCGCCACGCGGGGGAGCGGCCAGCCTCTCGTGCCGTAAAGTTCCTCGTTGGATTGTTGGCCGCTGTCCGATCGCCAATCGCGCGCTGTCGGCGTCGGCCAATTCGATACCGCTGTCTGTAAATTCTCGCCGCCATCCCGGCCGGAAGTTCCCGGACCCGTGACCATATTCGTTGTCGCAGTCGGCCACGGCGAGAATGAAGATTCGCTCACGTTCATGCGGCGCGCCGACCTCTGACGCCGTAAACAATCCACCCTCAAGCTCAAACCCCAGCCTGCGAAAGTCACGCCAAACCCGCTCGGCGCCTCCCGACGAAAGCATGGCGCCGACGTTTTCAATAAGGACGAACCAGCATCCGGATTGGACGATGATGCGCCGTGCGGTACTCCAAAGGTCGCGCTCGTCGTCTTCGCCTTGTCGCAAGCCGGCGAGACTATGCGGCTGGCACGGGATGCCGCCAATGAGGCCATCCACGAGTCCACGCCACGGGCGGCCGTTGAAGGTTCTGGCATTGCTCCATACAGGAGCCTCATCCAATAAACCTTGTTGCATCGCGCAGACCAAGTGACTGGCGGCGAAGGCTTCCCTCTCCACCATACAGACTGTGCGAGCGCCTGGCATTGCCAACTCGACGCCGAGATCGAGCCCGCCGCCTCCGGTGCACAGGCTGATGATGTTGAAAGTTTCGGGATGTACAGCCACGTCAAGCCGCCCTCCCCACTTCAAGGGAGAGCAAAGTGTCGCGACGAGAAGCCCAATATTTTAGCGGGTTTTCTCCATAACGCTTCTCTCGAATGTACGCGTGAACGTTCGGATATCGATCGAAGTTTTTCGGGTCATGCCAGATGTTGGCGGGATACTCATCACGCATAATCGAAAGATCGGAATCGTAAAACTGATGTGGCATGGGCGGGCGAGGAAGCGGCCAATAGCCGCCATCTTCAAGCGTGACCGGATAGCCGATGCCGTCCCACGCGTGAATTGCCAAGACGCGAGCCGAGCCAATGAATCCAGGCAGCGGATGCAAATTCAGCCCTATGTAATCGACGTAAGTGTTGACCTTGACGTAAGGCTCGCGCGGCGGCGTGAAGGCCGGCACGACCAAACCAACCGCTGCAGCGGAGGCCGCGAGAAACAAGAAACGGCGGCGCGTAATATCGATCATGCAGCGACTCCCACTTCAAGGGAGACAGAAATACATGCAGGCGTGTTTCTGGATTCGATCTTGTCGAGTCCGCGCCAGAACTCAGTCCGCGTTTTGATTCCGTGTCGCGTGACCTTGACGAGGTCGCAGTTTTTACAAGCCCGCTCCGTCTTGCCAGCGCGAGGGAATCGTACCGGGTCGCCCCAGCTATGGCGGGGTGAGGTGGTCATGCCGCGCTCCGCTTTGGAGAAGCGGCCCGCGCTTGACCTGTAGCCTTGATGACCTCTACCGTCTGACTGATGGGAGCGTAGCTTACGAGCCCAGCTTTTTTTAGGGCGTCGACTGTAGGGTTGTTGCTTCGCAGCACTTCATAACCGCCGATTTCTCGCGACCTTGCCAGCGCATGAGCAGCGCCGCACTCGCCGAGGGTCGTGCAGGCCGAAACCTTTTTATCGGACGCGGGGTGCGGGCATTTTTTAAAGATGCAATTCACGACCCCACACCCTCCCGCTTCAACCGCAACAGCCGCCGTCCCTGTGCGATCAGGTTGCGTGCTGCATCCTCATCAACTTCAAGCATTTCACATATGCAGCTAAGCTCGGCATCTCGACCGGCGGCGTCCGCAAATTTCGCCGCAAGTGCAGCCCTGATGTCGCGCATGTTGGATTCGGTGGCGGGCGCATTGGGTTTCATGCGCCACCCGATCGCGCCTTAGACATGCGCTTACGCATTCTCGCGGCTTTTTGCGCACCGTGCTTCCAGATCAAACCCCGGCAGACTTGGCAGGTAGTGAAGGGCGGGAGCCTCGGATTTTCGCATCCGCGATTCACGCATCGCAGGATGTTGACCCCGCGGCGCAATGTTTCACGTTCTATTCTGTAAGTTCTTGATTTAACTAGATGTCGGGTCTGGATGTGCGCCATCATGACCGCTCCTCGCCCAAAGCAGCCGCAGCGCGCGCGATCTCAAGTATTTCAGAATCGGGAACTGCGGGGGTGAAGGATTCGGGACCAAGGCGCACGGAGTCGGTACTGCTCCTGAATTGCGCGCGTTCATCATCGGTCACGATTTCGACGCCAAGGTCTGCAGGATCAAGGAAATAGACTGGCTTGCTGGCCTCAATAAATACCCGGATTTCGTAGTGGATGCCGAACGACGCTTCCCAACCTGCCATCATCGCTACAAGGATGGCGTCAGACTTCGCCATCATAGCCTCGTCGAACGGTAGCCATACCTCATGGTCGATTGGGTTTAACCCGCCATGGATCGCCAGCGGATGCGTGTGAGCGATCGGGCTATAGACCTTCAGCCCTTCGCTCATCAGCCGCGCGGTAAGCTTGCAGGCGTCGACAAACGCGACTTCAATACCGCCCTTATATTTCGTGTACGGCGTACCGACGTAGATCAGGTCAAAACGTTTGAGGTCGGAGAGTTTCATCTATTCCGCCGCCACCCTGTGACCGGCCGCCGCGCCGTTGGTCTTTTTCAGAACCCCGATTTTCTCCAATGTGTCGCGCGCCATTTCCGCTGCGTCATCATCGCCATCGGCGGCGATCTTCTGGAGCGTCGCAAGCATCAGCTTGACGTGCGGGACCGTCGCCTGGAATTCACCCGTCGATGCTTTTACGTGTGCCGTGGTGACGCGGGATTTGCCTTCGGACGCCGCTTGGCGTTTTGCGTTTGCGAGTGTTTCGCCGGCCTTGTCGCCGTGCTTGCGGACGACATGCATCGCAACCGATGGCGAGACTTCATTATCACGCACCATCTGTTGAACATCTTGAGGTGCGGCGAGCAAGTCGAGATGGTTATCGACCGTCTGTTTTGTTTCCCACCCGAGCCGCTTCGCGATCTGCACCTTCTCCCATCCGAACCCGATGAGACGCTTGACCACTGCGGCGATTTCCAGAGCAGTTAACGGCTCGCCCGAATTCGAAACCACGAGATCAGCGCAACGATCCGCGTCCGAAGTACCCTTGGCCTCGGCAATGCATGGGATCGACTGAATTTCCGCGCCAAACTTCTCAATCGCCATCATCGTTGCGGCACGGCGCCGATGGCCTGCGACAACGAAAATCTCCTCGCCCTTCAAGCGAACCGTGATGGGGTGCTCGATGCTGAAACCGTTATCGGCAATCGCTTGGGCGAGCTGATGCAGACTGGCGTGTGCCGCCGACGTCGTCAGGTCGCGCACATTGTAGCCTTCCTCGACCTGAATTTTCCTCGGGTCGATCATCAGCAAGTCGCGCTTGCTTTCCGCTAGGTCACGAAGCTGCGTCACGATCGACTCCCGAAATTGCTTTGATGAATTTTCATGCGGCCACCCATTGATCGCGACCGATACTTTTGCCGGCTCCGAGCTGCAAGACCTTGCGGATTTGCTCACGCCAGTAGGGCGAACATTTCGCTTTAGGATGCCGCTGAAACACTCTGTAAAGATCGGAAACGCGAACTGGCCCGCTCTGCCGCTGCAGCCATTCGTTGATCGTCACGCGCCAGCTTCTATCATCCGGCAACGGCAAAACGAGAACGCCGCGTTGAAAGATCAGCGGAACGAACGCTCCGAAATCACGAGACTGCGCTGCGAGAACGTCGGCATCAAATTCACCGAAGGCGCACAGGACGACAGGCGCGCCGCTGTTGGCGATTTTGCCGTAGTATTTTGATTCCGGATTCTCAATCGTGCATGGCGCCCCATCTTCATTGCAGAAGATGACGCGACCCGCGAGGAAGAAGAGCGCCGATGCGCAATCCCAGATCGGCTTGAACCATTCGGTTTCGGTGCGGACGTGTAGCAACAACGTACCGTTGTTGTGCTGGCACATTTTGCGAACGAACAACCCGACGCCGTAGCGATTGAACGGAGGGTTCAACCAGGTGCGTCCGAACTCGCGCCAATCCATCGCAAGAGTGTCTTGCTCCACCGTTATATTGCGCTCGGTCCCGATATTCCACGGCCTGATCTTGCCCGTAGCGGCATCAGTCGGGAACGGCCCAAGCGGTTCGAACACGTAACGCGGCGTGAACCTCGAGTCGTTCTTCCCGATCGGCGTTTGATGCGATCCCATCGTCATGCCGCGACCTCGCCCGCTGGCGCTTCGTATCCCCATGCATCCCATCCGGGACGCGCGGTGCGCGCATTCAATTCGATCTTGGGTAGCGTCGGGAAATACGCTTCGATCAGCTCATAAAATTGAACTGGCTTTGCTGAATGTTTTCCGACTGGCGCATCAACAAGGCTCGCGACTTGCGTCCCCATCGCTGGCGCGGGGATCTTGCCGCGCGTCCCGACAAGCAAAAGCTCGTGTTGATTTCGAAACCAGTAGCCGGTCCCAATGCGATCCTTTGCCCAAATGCAATGTGATTTGTAGTCGAAGCCCCAAGCGACCATGACGCGCAGCGCATCGGACAGCATCGGCACCGTTGCCCAAAGGAACAGTGCGCAATCGTCTGCGGCGATATCCACGACCGGGCGCGCGCAAATCTCATCGGTTCCCGACGTCGGGTAGTGGTTATCCGCAGCACGGTCCATGCCAGTGTCGCGGCTGTAAACTTCGAAACGCCATTCCGGGTCGGCGTAAATCACGCCGTATTTTTTGTCAGGCAAGGCGCGCTGTTCTGCCGCAAGCGTCGTCTCGCGTTCGGCGCGGCGCGCTTTCTTGTCGACGGCGGTAACGTCCAGAGAAACGCGGCCGCTCTGATCGGCGATGCGCTGGCGCACATTGGCAACAACAGCCTCGAATGCCTGCTCGCCGATGCCAGCCACCCTTTGCGAGCGGGACGAAAGGTTGCGGTCTACTCCTACGTCGTCCAACTTCACTCGAAAGTATTGTCCGTCGTCCTGACAATTCTTTTTTGGCTGACCGCGCGAAATTTCACCCGCCTGTTTCGCGGCCGTGATCATGATCCCTAGCCGCCGCTCCGCACGCAGCCGCAGTTCCGAGGCGTCCGCTTCGAGCTGCGTATCGTTCGCCATCCGCGCATAGGCGGTCATGGCAGCGGCCTTGTCGTGGATATCCTTCACCTCGTCGACGCTACGGGCGTCGGCAAGAGCGGCGCGCGCGGCCTCGTATCGGATAAGCGCCGTCACAGCATCGCCTCCTGCTTCGCAAGCTTGGGCGGCTCTATGAAAAGATCAGGACGTGCGAGCGCGTTCGAAATTCGACGGCAGGAAATGTCAAAATATTTTTCAACCTTTTCGATCCCTGTGAAACGCTTCCCGCGCCGAACGGCCGCGACCCCGGTTGAACCGGCTCCCATGTAGGGATCAATGACAGACTTCCCCTTGATGAATCCCATACACCACAGCATCAACGCTTCAGGCTTTTGCGACGGATGAAATCTTTTCTGGCCCGCTGTGACCTCGTGGCGCGCGCCCTCACCTACGCAGAGACCGTCCCATAGCAGCCGAAAAATACGCATCGGCTGGTCACGATTGATCCAGGCAGCTTCGCCGTCACCTTGATCGCGAACTTTTCCGGTCGGCACCTTGTCCCATACCAGCCACCCGCCGGCAGGAAGCCGGTCAGCGAACTTGTGCGCGCCGAAGATCAGAAGTTCCGGCGCAAGCCCGAGCAGATGCGAGGGATCGAACGGCTTATCGTCGCCGATGATAGGTTCATAAATCGTGGGAGAAACGACTAGCGTCTTACCGTTGCGCTGGACGACTGCGTTCTCTCGCGTGCCGCCCGCATAGAACGTGTTGACCTTGTAATCCTGCCCATAAGGAGGATCGGTCACCACCGCATCATGCTTGACCAACGTCGGTAATATCTCGTGGCTGTCGCCGAGATAACATGAGACGCCATCCGCAAGATGTTCGACGCGTACTGATGACGTGCTGCGATGGTTGGGGGTGCTCATGTGGGCACTCCGAACATACCGAGATAGAGCGCGAGTTCACCTATAGGTGCAGCCTCATCGATCGCGTCCGATAATCTGCATGCGTTATTGCCGCTCGCGCCCGATACCGTGAATTTCCGGCTGCGTAGCGCGAGATTCAAAAGCAGCGCGGCGTCATTGAGCGAGACTTCGTATTCGTTCCAGCACCAGTTGCCGACATGCGAGGCTGCATTGATGACTTTGAACTCCCGCCGAAAAATCCGGATCGTCTCTTCGCATTCCGTGAAGCGCGGAGCGGCGCCGCCGGACAGGTCCAAGTCAAGCGTCTCGCCCTTGCGGCTAAACGACAAGCCATCAGCCAGCCCAACGAAATATCCGCCATCGCCATTGCAAGCCACAGCGACTCGGATCGTCGGGGCCGGGTCGCGCCGCGAGCGCTTGCGTTGCTTGAGGCTACTCATGCCCGCACCAATTCAGGAAAGCCGTTGTGCTCGATGCCGTCGAGAAGGCGGCCGGCGTTCGCTTTGCCGATCGGATACATTGACGTCAGGTGTGCTTTGTCGTGGCCGGCGCGCACCGCTTCGCCATAACGAGGGCCATCCGGATAAGCGAGGTCAGGCGAGAAATAGACCGTGCCGTCGTTCGCAACCGCGTGCGGAGTGACATTCGGAAAATCAGGATGCGTCGGAGACCATCGACCCCATTGTTTGAAGAAATGCTTCACACCGGCTGCGTCGCACTGATCGCGCAGAGACCGCGCCCAATCCGGATGCATAGGTCGCGCGTCGGGTCCGCTTTCGCCGCCAACAATTACCCAATCCATAACCCCGCGCAGAATGCGATTGTACTCCGAAAGCGCGTCAATGCCGTGTGCCTTGCCGCCGTAGCCGTTATCCGGCGGCGCGATGTTTGTTAAATTGATTGGCCCCAGCAGCGGCTCAGCGCTGATAAATCTGACGGCCGCTGGCGTGAGCAATAAATCAGGAATGCGTTCATCGGCTTCCTGCTGACGTTCGGTCGAGACTCCAAGCCAGACGTTGGGGAAAGGCCACGGAACGCATTTGAAGCCGCTCGGAACATTGACGATGCGCAGCATTTCGTCGCCGATGATGTGACAACGGTTTTCGGTCGCGAAATAATCCCGCATCCGCGCGGCACGCTTCGTCAACGGCTGATAAGTGTGATGCTGCGTCAGACCCATCACGGCCAGAATCTTGTCAATCCATTCATCGGATACAAAGTCCGCAAACAGATCGGTCATTGAATTTGGAAAGATCATCCGCGGCTTTTTCCACCGCAGCGGCAGCGTCAGCATTTCCTCGTCAAGGAAAATCTCGATATCTTTGCGATGCCCAGGTTTGAACGGCAGGCCGGTGCCGAGTCGCTTGTTGAAACCTTCCGCATAACAAAACTCACAACCTGTCGTCGCATGTTCACAATGCCAGCCAACCTTGCCGGTTTTCAGATTGCGGGCGCGGATAGGATTCCACGTCGCGTCCGTCCACTCGATTTTGGAGCTCGCGCCCATCAACTAAATCCAGTCCAAGAGTGAGGTAGTCGAGTGCATCAGGCGGCCTCGTCCTCAAGGATATCGGGCGAAAGACGGGTGCTCTGCGATCCGGGACGCAAGAACTTTTTGGCGTTAACGGAACGTCGATCACGTTCCGCGTCCGAAATTTCCTGCCCGCGACCGAACACGATATCCCGGCAGTGCCCGCACCAACTCTCGCCCGGCAGAGTCTCGTTCCCGCACGCGAGATAGTCGGGACATGGAGTTTCTGCGGCGATGAAGCGACATTGGTTCGCGGCGCCATTCTGAAACACGCGCAGATCGGCGAATGGAATTTCGAGCGAGCCGATGAACGGTGGCCGTGGTGCGACTGGCGAGTCTTGCATCTTTGTCCCCTTCTTGCCTTGTCGTTCTGTTCTTTGGCGGACCACACGGGACGCGTTACGCAACTGCTCGCGTTTTTGCTTGATGCGCTGCTGTTCCTCGGGGTCGATCTGTGGTTTGCGAGAAACGAGCCCGAGCCGATGCGCCTTGCCTATAATCGAGTTGCGAGTCGCCGGAGCCATGCGCTTCGCGATAGCACCAGCCGAAAGACCGACAACCCAAAGGCGCTTCAGCTCTTCGACTCTTGCTTCTGTCCACTCGACGAGGGGGGGGTACATCAAGCAGCCCTCGCAAATTCGCCGAAGTATTCAAAAGCAGCCTGAGCATAGGCATCGTGAGCTTCTAGTGCTGTCGCGAAATAGCCGAGGCTGATTACCTTGCCCTCAACCTTTATGCGCGATGTCCATCGTTTCCCGCGCCGTTTTTCATGCGTGTAGAATGCACCCTTGAGGCCCGATCGATTGTTCGACTGCACCTTTTTGTTTTGCTTTTGCTGACTCGATGTCGCGAGCCGCAGGTTGCCAATTGCGTTGTTTGACGGGTCGGTATCTTCGTGATCGACTTCGGCACCGCCAATAGTCAGGCCGTGAACGTAAATCCACGCGAGTCGGTGCGCGCCGAGTTGCCCAAACTGCGGCACACCAATAAAAATGTATCCGCTCTTTCGCCTAGTCCCGGCCGGTCGTCCGAGCAACTTCGCATTGCTGTAGTGGACCTTCTTCCATACAAAGACACCCGTCGCCGGATCGTAATCGAACCATTCGTGGAGATGGGATTGAGTTGGTAGCTTACGCAACCGAGCCTCCCAGCGAGACCGCTATTGCATGGAGGTCAGCCTCAAGTTGGGGATCAGTCTTGCGAAGGCGCTCTATCTTACGAATACCCGATAGCGCAGACGTATGGTCGCGGCCGCCAAACATGCGTCCGATTTCCGGAAGCGATCTGAGGGTCAGAACCTGAGAAAGGTAGTAGCCAACCTGGCGCGGCCTCACGACAACCACCGTCCGGCGCGCGCATAGAATGTCAGCGCGCGTTACCTTGAAGTGCTTAGCAACCGCTATCTGGATTTCCTTGATGGTTGGACGACGAGGTTCCGATGGCTCGATCTCTGCAACGATGCAAAACCACGGCTCTTTCGGAAGGGGGATGTTCTTCTGCCTCTCAATCCATTCTTGAGCAGCATCCGCTTGCGGTTCCGGAGCCACAACAGCGGGCGGCTCAGCAGGCTGCACTCCGGCGAAAAGCCTAGATCGCCGCTCGCGTCGCGCAGCGATCCGCACGGAAGCCGGGAGCGTCAGGTAAGGATCGTTCCGAGTAAGCGCCGCTATTGCTTCCACAGCATTACCCCTGCCCTTGTGGTTTGAACTCCCCCAACGCAACGATGGGATATCGTGCGTGTGATGCCGGGGGTTGGATTTACGAAACGAGACGCGGTTACGCGATGCGACGTCTGAAGCTATCGGCGTCAAGTCGGATGCCGAGTTCATTTTTTTTGATCGTGAAACATCCGTTGCGGCCAAGCACAACGAACAGCGCGTGAACGGGCGCTAGCGTGAATACGAGGAAGATCAGCCAGACGAATACGGCAAACGGTCCGATGTAACTGACGACCGGATGCCCGTTGAAGCTAGCTGTGAGGCCCTTGCTCATCGGCGCCGTCCTTTGGACGGAGCCAGCGAACGAGCCGGCGAAGCTTGGCCTTCATAGAAAGGATCATCTTGGTAGCGCGGGGTAACCGGACGCGCTCGCGTGGCTTCAGCTTCTTCATCCAACAGCGCCTTGTATTCGCGGGCCTGGGCGGCTTGCGCAGCGTCGAAGCTTATTCTCTTCAAAAGAGCCTTGACCCGCAACCACCACTTCGGCGTCGTCTCCGCCATTACCGCGGAGAGGTAATCCCGGCCCCATTCCGATTGGATCAGCGCGGCGAGTGCATCGGCCGGCAGAACGGCCTTTTCGCTCAACCAGTATTCAACCGTGCGTAGCGAATACCCTGTGATATCCGCAAGATGGTGCGCTGTCTTAAGAGGAAAAACGTCACGCGATTTTTGCATGACTGCGGAATTCAACCGCAGGGCTCTGCGGCGATTACCGCAATGATCTGCGGTGACGTAATTTGCGCGGTTCGGCGTTTGAGCAGATGGTTGCATCATGGCTCAGATACTCGCTACTGAATTGGATTTAGAATTTTCGGCGCTGTCGCTCGCCGCGACGACACGCAATGTGCTGGAATTCCTGCGCTCAAGAGCCCAGCCAACTTCAAGTCCCGACACCAAGGCGTCAGTTTCCAGATCGAAACCGCACATGCCAGGATCAGTGGAAGAAAAAACGGCGTCCTGCCTTAAGGTCGCCAGTTTGCTCGATGCGTCAGCGGTAGAGGGGGGAGATGCTGACGCAGAGTCGGAATTGGTTTCGTCCGGCGAGCGAGTCGACGTCACCGATACTCCCCCGTCTCGACAGGGCAGCGCGTCACAAGGGGCGCCTGACGAACTGTTCCAGGAAACGGTGGGGCATATAGCGCGATTACGCGCCCTTCCCGATGGAGCAGGCGTAGCATCGCTACCGCTCCATGTAATTGACCCGGGCTGTTGGGTGCCAAGACCGTCTCCGGAACTCGAAATTTGGTCCGCGGTATCCGACGCCGCGGCTCGTCCCCTTTCGGGCGAAGATAAACGGGGGCCTTTTCCCGCTGCGCCTATTCGGACTTCCACGTCATGGGTCGATTCCTTCGCGTTGTCGAAACAGAAATTCATTTCTGGTTCAGGGCGCCGACGATCAATGTTTACGAAGTGGCGTTGGTGGGCTTCATGCTCATCTCCTTTTGTGATGTCGGAAGATCCACGGAACGGCGCGCAAAACAGCAGCGCAAGCACGTCCGGTTCTTTTGAAGGAGGCGTGACGGCCGCAGACGGGCCGGGGGTTGGCTTTACCGCAGCCGTCACGTTATCGCCGAGGGGAGTCGTCGCGGCGAAACTGGAATCATTTTCGAGATGGGCTTCAATCTTCAGCCAGCATTCCGCGCAGAATGCATTGGTTTCATCGACGCGAAGAAAGGCTGGTTCGGAGCACCGTGAGCAGAGCGGGCGAGCGCAGAATGAGCCTTGCGCGTCGTCATTGGCGGGCTTCACGGCACCGCATCCATCACACAAAACGGTTCCGCCAGGACCTTCGCGCGTAGCGGGCATCTCACCGCAATTGTCGCAAGCGGCGCGGGTGTGGAGTGAGGTTGCGCCGATCATGCGATCCCCAGCTGATTTTCGCAGGCAACGCCGGAAGCCGCTTTCGCAGCAACCGGTCGCCCGCTACGTTGGGAGTGTTCGACGCAACCAACGGAGGTGGAGTTATGGCTGGACTTTCCGATCAGATCGGATGGGATTTCGAATGCCCGAAGTGCGGACAGAAGTTCGAGGCCACCGCGAGAAAGCTCAAGGATGAGCCGATATTCACCTGCCCGAATTGCGGGCAACGAACGAGCCTGGACAGCGGCGGTAGCGCCGCCAAGGTCGCGGACGATCTTGACGATCTCGACCGGGCGCTGGACGAGTTCGGTAAGGGCTGACAGTCGGGCTGTCATCTCCCGGACATCAGGCGACACCTCAGAGGAAAGCTTGAGCGTCAGGGCCTGCGTCATGACGCTGCCCTTACCCAAGGCAATACTACAAACCAGTACATGCACGCAGGCCCAATGATGGAGCCAGCAATCATCGCGATAAGGATCGCAGCCCTCATGACGCTGCCCGATCTAGTGCTGGTTCGGGGATGGGCTGAGGCCGGCACGCAAGGGTGACGCCTGTTTTTTCCGAGATGGATGTTAAATGTTTACGGTTAGGAACATGGTGGCCGCACTCCCAGCCAGAAAGAGTATTCAGCGAAACTCCGAGGTGTCGCGCTGCGCTGGGTTGCGTCAAATTGAGCGAATTACGCCAAACCTCCAGCGGATGCAGCGGTCTTCGTTGCCGTACAGGAACATTTTGCATGGACGCGACGAATTGTTCGACTCGCGCAATTGTTTGGGGGCTAGGTATGCTACCGGCGCGAAGTTTTTCAACGAAATGAGGATCATTCAAAGCGGCGCGGCCCAAGCCGCTGGCAGTCATTCCCCTATCTCTCAGACAACTTTCAACGAGATCGATAAATCCGTCAGCCAAACCTTGCGAGGCACCCTGCCGGTTAACCCAATAGTCCCTCATATTTTCGACGCCGGTCGCGATGTAGACGTTATCGACCGAATAGGGACCGGTATCGTTCAAGCGACACATGCAATAGCCGTCCCCTCTCCCCCGCTCGTTCCAATGCCCGGACTGCTCCCAGGCCTTCCACCATTGCCAGAGATTGAAGTCCCAACCGATGCCGCGTTCTTTTGCGTTCCGTCGCTGGTTCCAGTAGGCCCGCGTTGGCTTGCCTGGATGCTTCAAAATTCGCTTGTATTCAGCGTAGCTGCATCCCCACAGTTTGAGCGATCGTGCGTTGTGTTGTGCGTCGAGCAAGTCGCGCCAGCGCCTGACGGACAGGCTCATGCCTCCATCGGAGGCGTGAATCCCATAATGCTTTGTGAGAATTTGGCGGACGCGCTCGCGGGATACCTTGTACTTCCGGCCGATTACCGTGAGCGTTTTCCCGTCGAGATACATCGCACGCATCGCATGGCTACGAGCGTCCGGACCCTTAAACAATCCGGGCGGGCGGCCGCGGCGGCGGGGCATTGTGCTAGTGGAGGATGCCAGATTCATGCGACCCCCTGCTCCGCATGCGCCGGAAGCGCGCCTGCCAAGTCCGGACAGGCATCTAAAGCGGAGACGGCGCCGGGTGCCGCGCGGGAAAGACGGATGGCCCACGTCGGGTCAATCTCTATTTCCCCGAGAAGCAACTTGCTTACGGTCTGCTGAGCGCAGCCGAGCTTTTCCGCAAGGAGCGCCTGCTTCCCGCCACAGGCGTCGATCGCTGCTTTGACGTGCGGATTGAGTTTGGCGGGAGCGTCCATGGAAATAGCAAATAACCCAATTTCGGGTACCCGTCAATACCCGCAAAGGGATAACCCTTTTGTACCCGTAATCGGGTATAGAATGGGGATGGACGCGAAAGAAGTTGGCCTCAGGATACGGAATGCGCGGGAACTCAAGGGGCTTTCCCAAGAGGAAGTCGCTGAAACCGTTGGCGGCGGCCAATCCACCATCGGTCGGATTGAAAACGGCGACTTTAAGCGTATGCCGTCGGTGTTGCCAGCCATCGCCCGTCTGCTCGATCTGCCGATGGATGAGCTAGACCCGGACTTGGCAGGGATCGCCCCGCCCGCCCCTGGTTCACTCATTCCCGGCACCAAACTGCTCGGCCGAAACGATTGGCCGGTGCACGCGTCTGCCGAAGGCGGCCCGGGCCAAATCATCATCACCACAGATCCAATCGAATTCGCGCCGCGGCCGGGCATCGTCGAGACGGTCCGCGAATCCTACGGCCTGATCATCACCGGGACATCAATGTTTCCGGAGTTTAGGCACGGCGAGACGGCGATCGTGAACCCCCTACTCCCGCCTCAGCCCGGCGAAGTGCACGTTTTCTATGCCGAGCGCGAAGGCTCTGCGCGCGCCCAGATCAAAGAATTGCGCCGGCAGACAGCCGAGCAGTGGCTCGTTTCTCAGCACAACCCGCCCGATGGGGCAAAGAAAGATTTCGCTTTGCTGCGCAGGGAATGGCAATGGGCGCATCGGGTTTTGGGTAAGTATTCGAGGAGGTAAGGCGATGAAAGTTGTTATTGCTATTGTTGGCCTATTCGCATTTTCTACCGCCGCTTGCGCGCAAGACTGTAGGACCATTCAGGATGCTGCGGCGAGGCTCGCGTGTTTTGATAAGCCGCCTAAACCAGCCACGCCAAAGGCCGTTGCCGTGAAGAAGCCTGTCGTCGCTGGCGATGCTTTTGCAGTCGCTAAGGCGGCGATGACGCGAAAGCTTACAGACCCGATGTCCGCTCAATGGCTGGACCTTTACAAAGTTGCAACGCCGGCTGGGGAAATGGTCTGCGGGTTGGTCAACTCGAAGAACAGAATGGGCGGATACGCAGGCGCAACGGGTTTCATCTATATCCCATCAATTTCTCAGGCTGTCCTGATGTTTAACGGCGTTGCGGACCCCGAGCCCGCAGAAACCGGTCTGCGAAACTACTGCATCTATTGTGCTGATGATCCGCGCTCAGATGCAAAGGTAAGGCCGCATTGCGTCAATTACCCTCATTAGGGCTTGTCCTCGCCCTCCGGTTGCGGAATGATCCGCTATGGTTGGGGGCAGCCAAGTGGTGGGGATCACAGACTTTATCGCGCTGGATGTGGAAACGGCAAATGCTGACTTCGGCAGCATCTGCGCGATCGGCCTTGTGCATTTCAGGGCCGGAGAAGTGTTCAAGTCCCTAACGATTCTGGTTGACCCAGAAGACGAGTTTGACCCAATAAACATTGGGATTCACGGCATTGGACCGGAGCACGTCATCGGCAAGCCGACGATGGCAAGGGTCTTTCCTGTTATAGCGGCGGCGCTACAAGACGCAGCGATCGTCCACCACAGTCCATTTGACAGGACGGCATTAGCGCGGGCTGCAGGCCGGTACGGCACGGGAGGCCTTCCCTGTACCTGGCTGGACTCCTGTCAAGTCGCCAAACTGACGTGGGGTCAGTTCCGCGAGAGCGGCGGGTACGGGCTGGCAAATCTGGCCAGGGCCTTCGAAATCGAATTCAGGCATCACGAGGCGGCAGAGGATGCGCGTGCGGCCGGTCTTCTATTGCTTCACGCCATCGGAGACGGCGGGACAACGCTGCAGGGGCTGGTCGATGACCTTGGCTACGAATCGACAATAGACACATCCCCGCGGCGAATTAACAAGCGGACGGTCTATGCTGGCAAAGTAGCGCAGCGCGGCCTTTCGACGGGACCGCTAGCCGGCGAGACAATCGTATTTACCGGAGCCCTTCAGATCACTCGGGCGGAAGCTGCAAGCGAGGCCGCTATCGCCGGCTGCAACGTGGACGACGGCATCACCAAGAGAACAACGCTGCTTGTCGTAGGCGATCAGGATTTAAAGCTTACTAGAGGTCAGGAAAAGAGTTCCAAGCATCGGAAAGCCGAGGCTATGATCGCGAACGGGGCGCTGATCAGGATCGTTGGCGAAAGCGATTTTATGCTCATGGTTCGCGAGACCGAACCCTAGCCTCCCCAGCCCATCCGACCACCCGGCATTTTTTACCCGAATTCGATTGACACGGGTACCCGCATTCGGGTATAGCTCTCTCCCACACACCATCCCAATCCCCCAACTGAGAAATATTTCGGGGATTTGGGTTTTTGGCGGGGAGAGCGGAAATGATGGTTCGTAAGTTTACCAAAGAGGACAAACTCCTCCTCGCCGTCGCCCTCCTCAACGCCGGCATCAAGGCCCGCATCCGCAAGCTTCACCTCGGCGCGCGCGTCGTGTTCGACGGCTCGCAGGATGCCGTTGCCGAAGTCCTCAATTCGGAGGGTTTCCTTCACGCCAATGGCGGGTCGTTTGGTGCCAACTCTTTCCATGGCAACCAAGCCTTCGTTCGGTACGTGGGCCTGCGATGACTGAAAAATCTATTTCCGAAATCCTCGCCGATCTCGGGGTCACCCGTGAGCGCGACCCTAAATCAAAGTTCGAGGATCGGCTGTACTTCGCAGGTCGCTTCATCGGCTACTACGGCGCGCATGCAGTTGGCGCCCTGATCCGCGAACACCTCGCAGCCTAACCCGATCACCCAAGGGACGACATGATGGCAGACCCGCAGCGTCAAATCGACATTCTCTTGGTCCATCGCGAGAACCTGCTCGGGACCAAAACATTCGAAGAGTACAGGGACGCGCACGTTGCCTACATCGACATGCTCATTGAGCAGATTGAAGGCGACATGAAAAAGGACGGTGCGGTCCAGCGTTGGGTAGCGACGACCGAAAAGCCCCTCGTTTCACCCCACCCTGAAACGGCGGTGTCGCCATGAGCGATTGCACGCAGATGCGGCGTAAACTTGTGACGCACAGTTCGCTTAACATGGCGACGGGCGAGACTACGCCGGGCCGGCAAGAATGGGTGACCGAACCATGCGGCACGCCTCTGTTCGGCGCCAAGGGCCAAACGCTCTGCCGATCCTGCCTGTCCGGCTGGACGCACCCAAACAATTATCCGGTTTCAGACGAGACGGTGTCGCCATGAGCGGACATACAGCAACGCCGATCTGCGACGCGAAAGCTTATGTCGAGAAGGCTATTGCCTCTTATCATGCGTATCGGGTTTAGACATACAGCCCCCAAAGGTTGACAGATGAAACCGTGGCTAGAAGGCGAACCAGAGGAATGCGACGGCTCCGCATGGGACCGTCTGCCGCCGCTTGTGCGCGCCTCAGTCATGATGGCTCGCCATCGTCGGATGCTTCCATTCTCCGCTGTAAAGCCCGTCATAGGTCGGTCCTTCGCCGTTGGTCCCGATTCCGAGCAACGAACGGAACGCGTTGAACGGGTAGAAACGCCGGTTAAATCGGAACGTGAACTCGTTCAGGTAGGTTTGCAGGTGCTTGGCGCTAATTGCGCCGTGATGCGTTCCGGCCAGCCAAGCCTTCAAGTTGCTGAAAACAAGGTGGACGATGGGCAGGTATTCTTCCGCGATTTCCGGGTTGCCAGCTTCGACCACGGGCAGGTGTGCATAGCCGCTCTTGCCGAGCTTGGTATAGGCCGGGGCCGCGTCAGTGATGACCATCGCGCCCGGCTCTACAGCCGCTTCGACAAAGCCAACCAAAGACTTAGCCGTCCGGTCTGGAACGATTTCCAGCCGCAAGCGGCCCGCGTAGCGTCCGCCGCGCCGCATGGGCTTGTCGCCCTTCTTGGCCGGGCGGGTGCGGACTTCTACAGCGGCGCAAACGATTGTCTTTTCATCAACATGAACGCCCCTGCCTTCACCGCGAAGCACGCCGCCGATGTAGGTTTCGTCAACCTCGACGTGATCGCCGCGCCCAAGGTTGCCGCCGATGCGGTCCCGGCCTTGGCGGACCATCCCGGCGCGCAGCTTGTGCAGGATTTGGAACGCGGTTTCGTAACCCGTCAGGCCAAGTTGGCGCTGGAACTGCACTGCGGAAATTCCGGGCGTCATGGTCGAGACAAGGTAGGCACCCCAAAACCACACGGTCAGCGGCGTATGCGTGCGCTGCATCACGGTATCGACCGTCAGGGACGTTTGCTTGCGGCATTTCCGGCACGTCAGAACGCTGGTCCGCGTCGTCATGCGGAACGGCTCGCCCTTTTCCTCGCAATGCGGGCACACGAAACCCTTGGGCCATTTCGCGCCCTCCAGGTATCGCGCGCACGCGGCGTCGTCCTTGAAAAGCTTCTGGAAGTCCCTGAGGGACTTGGGGAACGGCAGGTGCTCCCATTGCAGCACGTCGGCATGGGGAGGCATGGATCAGCCCTCCCTCAGATCGGTCGAGCGGCAATACGGGCAAAAGTTCGGTTTTCCCGCGTGCAAAACCGTTCCGCGGCACTTGCCACAGTTCCAAACCCCGGTCGGTGGGGACTCGATTTCGCCGTGACCCGCGCAGTGCTCGCAATCTTCCTGCTCGGGGCTGTCCGGATGGCTGATGAGTCCGCGCCCCTTGCACGTCGGGCACACCTCGTAGCGAGGGATATCGGCCTCGGTGTAGTTGGTGTTGCAATAGTCCTGATATACCCGGGACATGGCTCAGCGCTCCATAATTGCGCGGAACTTCCGTCGCAAAGTTTGCCGAGTGTATTCTGTTGCCTTTTCATCGGCGTTTTCCGGCTCACAGAGGCCAATCGCGTCATTAATCAGATCTTCAATAGTGTCGTCGGACGGCTTCCGACGAACCTGCGACTTCCGCTCAGCCTCCATGCCGGACTGAAAGCCATAAGTGTACCAATCCTCGGCAACCTTCATCGTCTCGGACGACGGGGCAGGCGGGCGCACGCCAAGCAATTGCAACAAAACCTTGGCCGCCAACTTGATGGCGTCGTGCTGGCCCGGCTCTCCCGTATAGAGGTGGTCGTTCAAAATTCTCTCAATGGCATTCATGACTCACCCCCGCCAGACTGTCTTGCCGTTGGTAAGATCGACAATGATCCCGCCGTCGAAGCGCATGCCGAGCGCAACATCGCTCAGTCGGTAGTTATTGTTGTTCCCGCGCAGGTGATAATGGGTGTCAGCCACGACGCGCACGTCAAACCAAACGTCGCGCTGAGTCTGCCCATAATACTTGCTGCTGCGCTTGATGCGGGCCACAAGCTGTTGCGCCTTTCCGGCATCCGCCCGCTCCAAACGGTCGAGATATTCAGAGCGCATTTCGCCCGGCAGCAATGGTTCCAGCGGTTTCATCTGTCTCTCCATCAAAGGGCGGAAGCGCCCAATGACAAAACTCTACAGGAAGGTACTGTATGTGTCAACCCGATAGGCATGCCTCTTATGACGGCGACCCTGCAGACAACCAATATCAAAAAGGCTTCTTGGCCGCGCTCGTAGTCGTCCGCGATGAAGCTTTCACCGGTTGCAACTCCCACGCCGATCTCGTGAAGGCGCTGGAGGAAATCGCGACGGGTTGCGATGACGAACATCTGCATCCGTTCAACAGCGTTTGGGCAGAACTGATCAAGTCTCGCGCCCGCGCAGCCCTCGCCACGCTGACCGCGCGAAAGGTGGGGTGAGATGGCGAATGAACAGAAGCCCTACGCCTACGTCGCATTCAAAGGCGACACATGGCACGGCAGTTGCGATCCCGCCACCGCGGACGATTGGACCAATAAACTTCTCGCTGCTGGATGCTCGGTAAAGCCAGTTTTCAGCAAGGCTGAATACGACGCTGAAATGGAAAAACTGAAATGACCGTCTCCCATCCCAACCACCTGCAAGACAGCGGGGCCGAGCAGATCGATCTCGCCTGGGAAAACTGGATCGCCCGCGTCGAATCCGAATCCGGCCGCGATATTCCCAACCTCGACTCCGCATACATCGCACATCGCAATGGAGTTACTGCTTCTGACTATGCGCTTGAAGTGGTGGCGCGGGCTGGGGAGTTTTCGTGATGGCGCGCAAACCCGAGCGATACGAGCCGCCGAAAGCTGGGGACTACATTGCCCGTAGCGAGCCGCTGTACGGATGCGGGGATTTTTCAGCGGCTCACAGCCCCGGATATGTTGCGCTCAAAACCGACACGCTAAGCGAAAAGCGAATCTCCGCGTGCGCAACTCTTGAAGGCGCACGAAAGCTTGCGAAGCTGTTGAACGACGTTCGCGACATCGCGCAGGATTGGCGATCGATCACCACAGAGCCGCTTAACAAGGGCGGCAACGCGGAAGAATGGGCGCGCATAAAGATCGCGTCCAGCGTTTGCAAAGTGCTCGGCATCAATCACGCTCATGATTTTGGCGCGAGCGCCATGGGAATTTCGGTCTTTGGTTCCTCAGAACCGGAGTCCGCATGATGTCCGAACGCGCACCTCTCGAAATCCGCATCCACGATTCCAGCATCAGTATTTGGCAGGACGATGCGCGCGACGCTTCATTCCGGACTGAAGTTTATGCGGCGCTGATTCGCAGCATGCGGGCGCGAGACTGGTCCGTAAGGCGAGATGATCGCATTCACGCGCACTACCGCAGCATCAGCCCATGTCATCGCTTGGGCGCGCGCGGCACGCTTCGCTGCGCAATCGAAATTAGTGGTCGTATGGTGAAGATCGAATTTTGGTCGACCACTGCTGCGCAGAGCAACCGCAACGGCAGGCGCTATGACTTCGACAAGATGGACCGCATGTCCCATCTTGATAGTCTGCGTGTCGAGTTGGAGTTCCGGCGCCTTACCGGATGGCTGCAAACGTTAGCGCCGGTCAAGGTCTCGCGGTCTGATGATCGCAACTTGCCGCCGATGCAGTTCATTGAGAAGTGCTACGCGGAAAGCTGGCACACAGACAAGGCTCTTGGCCGACCCCGTTGTGACTACGACTATAACCGGAAGGCAAAGAACGGAGCTCTCCTGGAACACGGCCAGACTGTCTGGCTCCCTGATCGTAAGGGGCGGATGATCCGCGGCGCGACGTTCTACAACATCAACAACATGTGGTGGGTTATCGCTGGGGGAAAGCTGCTCAACGAGGGCAGTCACTCGCTCTATGTCAAGCCGCCAGCCGATCTCCGCACCAAACAGAACGAGCGAGCGCGGCGCGGTCGCCTTGAAGCGGAATTGTCTATCGCCGTGGCGCGCATGGATTTTCAGCGCGCCGGGATACTCAAGCACATCTTGTTCGGCAACGAACAGACGTTCCTGATCTGGGCGCGCGACCACAGCGCTTATTACCGCTCGAACTACTCGGGCTACACAACTGATCGCATCAACGCCGGGAAATATACCCGCGCGGAAGCTGAAGCAGAATGCCGCCGCGTCCCGCATGAACTTGAGATGGTCTGCCCCGATGGCAGCCGCATCTCGTTTGATCGGAAGGCGGCGTAACCATGCCCCGCTTCCATCTCACCTTCAACTACCCCGGACGCAACGGCGAAACAATCGTCGGATCGCAAACCGTTACGCGCGGTTCGTTAGAGGATGCAGCCGAGTACGTCGCAACGCAGCGCGGACTCTCGTTCATTCATGTGCGGACGTGCGACGGGGAAGCGGTTGAGCGGGGGTTTACGTTCGCGCCGAGCGAAACTTCGGAGGCGGTGTGATGTGCATCATTGGACTGAGGAGTGGGAAAATTCGGGCCGGCCTTTATCGCTGCGGCGATTACAGGATTGAACGCCAGCCCAGGGATTATTGGCACGTCACCATGAATGGAGAATTCCGCGCGCAGTTTCCAACGATGACCGAAGCCTATGAATGGTGCCGTTATCCGCGCCTGCGAAGTGACGCAGCATGATCGCAGCCCTTGCCCACGCGCGCGATACCGAACTCTCGCCCGAGTTGGTCGAGTTGCTGTGGGTTGGCGCCGATCACAAACTTGGATTCTGTTGCATGCCGGGCCAGGTGCGGAAGAATTGGAAACTTCTTCATGAAGGCGAACGTCTCGGCCTTATCCGATTCGTTGGCGGTATAACCGGCCCATGGATTACCGAAGCTGGGCGAGCCGCGATCGGGGCACCAACTGAGGCCGAGCAGAGCCGTGCTCAGTTGCGCCAAATCTGCGCTGACTACGCGAAGCACAAAAAGTTGCACCCGGTAAAGCGCGACGATCCTCGAACAGACTTCGACTATCGATCCTGGAAAACGATGGGCTGGCGCTGCACGCTGGTCTTTCGTCAACAGGACGACCGCGCCGTAAAGAAAACCGTGCGCGTCGGACAAATGCCCAACAGCGATCCGCAATTTCTAGGACCGCGGAATTCCAACATCCAACCCGAGAGCACGGAGCGTTTCGTTTTGGCGGTCGTCCCGGACTGGATGACGCTACCGATCAGGAAGTTTGGAGACTTCAAGCCCGCACCGTTCACGACATATCCGCTGCCTCTCGATGAAACCGATCCGGCATTTACCGCAGAAGATCGCGAGACATGGGATCGCCTACGCAGTGTTTGTTTCAGCATCAATTCTCGGATTCGCAGGGCGGGCCAGAACCAGCGCGAGCGTGGGGCTTTTGGAGAATACGCATGAACAACATCGTTCGCTTGCCAGAAAAGTCAGACGCCGCCGCCGAGGAATTCGGCCGAGAGATTTACGGCGCGCGCCTTGATCCCTCCGACTCTGAGGCGTGTTTCAATTTCCTCTACCAACAATTCGGCGACCGCTGGCGCGAAGTCATGGCAAATTTAGACGGCGCGATATACGCAGCCGGCCAGCTTTACATTGCCGCAGAGATGGCGAGGGCGAATTGATGGCCGAACTGGTCGGCGTTGCGGTTCTGTTTTACGTGCTCGGCCTTTTGACAAAGGTCGCATGGATTAGTGACCGCATCGCGCCAGCGCGCGATTGGGATGGCTTGGAGCTTGAGAAGCCCTCCGATATTGAGAAACGCGCGCGGGGCCTTCTATGAGCCGCGCGGTCGACGAGTGGATTGGTAAAACCGACGATGCGAAGATCCCCCGCGCCGTGCGCCAGCGCGTATTCGATCGCTACAACGAAACTTGCTACCTCTCGGGTCGGAAGATAGCGCCTGCAGATGATTGGGATATAGAGCACAAACTCGCGCTCTGCTTGGGTGGAGAACATCGTGAGTCAAACATGGCCCCGGCCCTCAAGGCCCCTCATCGCGAAAAGACGGCCATTGACCGCGGACTGAAAGCCAAAAACGACCGTATCCGGAAACGTCACTTGGGCATCAAGAAGCCGCGAACCATTACGCGCTGGCGGAAAATGAATGGCGAGATCGTTTTCGCAGCGAGGGAACGATGACCCCTCCCAACCCACTCATAGAGTTAGCGGGGCGCGAATGGCCTCTTGATCTTATGCCGCGCAACGAGCGTGGGCAGGCCGTTAGCCGCAAGTGCCCTGATCCGAACTGCGGCGGGATGCTCGTGTACGAACCGCGCGCGGCGACATGGAGCGGTCCCGCTCAACACTATTGGCGCTGCGATGGCCTCACACACGAGCGTCCCGACGACGATCTTGTTGCGTGCCCGTATGACGTTTGGGGGCCGATAATTCCCCGCGCCCGCGCCTCCATGGAGGCCCATCGTGGGTAAGGTAAAACTGAGCGATGCTTTGTTGAGGCGAGCGCACCGGGCTGCGGTTCGGCATAGCGCGCTAAATCAGCAACTCACGAAAGCATTCCAAGAGCGATACGGCTGCACCTATTCCGATGTGGATTGCGACAACCTAATCGACGCATTGGATTACGGAGCTGGTAGCGAACCAACCGTTGAATCCTGCGATGCGGCCATGTCCGAATCCGGTTGTGAAGTTATCAGCGCGAAGGCCTCCCCTCATGGCCGATAAGGTGAAGCTGACGGAGGCGCAGAGGCGCATTTTGATCGATGCGCGCGATAAGGGCGATGTGTTGGCGAACGGGCCGCGCAAACGACCGTGCGCGATGCTTGTTCATATAGGCCTGCTCGAAAAACGAAAGGGCCGCGCAAGAGTTCTGACTGACGCTGGCGAAATGGCTTTGGCCGAACTCGAAGGTGAAAGCCACGGAGGAGATCGGCGCGATGACTGAGGTGAAGCTGACCGCAGAACAGGAGCGTTTGTTTGCGAACGCGACGCTGCAGCCCAACGGTTGTCGGCTGTGGAAGGGTGGCAAGAATCAAAAGGGCTACGGCACCGCTTTATTTCGCGCCAAGGCGTGGCGAGCTCACCGCGCCAGCTACACTGCGTTCAGGGGCGATATCCCTGACGACAAACTCGTCTGCCACACCTGCGACACCCCGTGCTGTATCGAGCCGGCGCATCTCTTTGTTGGCACGAATAGCGATAACATGCAGGACATGGTCAGGAAGGGCCGCGGACGGTGTTTGATCGGCTCGGATCAATCTCACTTCAAATCGGGCCATGCGCCTCGGGGCGCGGACGGGTCCGGCGCAAAAGTGTCCGAACAGGACGCCATAAATATCATTTGCCGCGCTGGTGAGGGCGGTCCCGCAAGAGCCATTGCCGCCGAGTTCGGTATCCACAGAACGACCGTTGGAAAAATTCTCAACGGCGTAACCTGGAAACATTTACCCCGAACAGCCGGCCGCGCTCACCTGGCATCCAGTGGAAAGGGAGAATGAGATGGCAAAGAAAGCAACGATCAAGGATATCCAGAAAACAGCTATCAAGAATATCCAGCGGCTAAACCAACGGCCAGTAATCCGTCATGACCTAACGCAATGTCCATTTTGCGGCGCTTCTCCGCAGATCGAGTTCTGGCATGGAGGTGGTCCGCAAAAGCGGATGATTTCTTGCGGTGGCGACGATTGCGAAGTCAACCCGATGGTGACAGGCGAGACTAAACGCTCTGCCATTGCAAAATGGGAGCGTCGCGCGCCATGACCGCCACACCGGGGAGCGCAGCACTGCTGGCGGGTCTTCTGCCGTTCATCCGCGCTGGTGATGTCAGCAAGGGCGAGCCGTCATTCTGGTTTACCGATGGCGCTCAAGAAGTTCTCGCCCGTCTCGCTGCCAAGCCAGACGAGGATGGGGTGCGGCGACCTCGTGCGTTTCTGGATTGGGCCGCCGATATCTTCGGTCCCGTTGCTCTTGAGCGACGCGAGCGGTTAACCCGTTTCGTGGAGGAGGCTTTAGAGCTTGCCGCCGCCGAGCGAATGCCGATCAGCTTACTAGAAAAGCTGATTGACCGGGTTTGGGCGTCACCGCAAGGCGAGACCCCGAAAGAGCTTGGTCAGGCGCAAGCCTGCCTTGAAACCTTTGCATATAGCATCGGCCTTTCGGCAGACAAGGAAGCGGCCCGCGAGTTCGCGCGAGTGCAGAGCATCCCGAGAGAAGAATGGACGCGCAGGCATGACGTTAAAGTCGCGCTCGGAATCGCCCTCTCTACCACGGGAGAGCCAAAGCGATGAGACTAATCCGCAGCAAGTTCGAATCGTGGCTAAGGGCCAAGCCGCCAACTGAGATTGTGGGCGATAACCGCGACTGTCACGCCTGTCCGCTCGCGTTGTTCTATGAGCAGGCCAGCGGTGGCTGCGAGGTCGTGATTTCCAGCGACCGCAATGGATTCGGCTACGTCATTGATCGCGGATTCGGCGATCGGAAGATGCCGGCATGGGCTGATGCTTTTGCATTTTTGGTGGATGGTGATGTCAACGACAAAATATCAGCGGGCCGCTCGCTGGAAATCATGGGGCAAATTTCATGACCGACCACAAACCAGACCGACAGGACGATGGGCTGCTGCCGTGCCCGTTTTGCGTGACTTTCACGATCAAAAGGATATCTTCAAAACCGTCCACGACATCGTCGATGTCAAAAATCACGAGTATGCGAAAGACGTTTCTTGGATCGTCGGGCAATGCTATGTGATCGACATCTTTCTGTGGTTCATGGCGAAACGCGGCTACACGCTGCAGCGGTCACGAACGAAACTCGAATTCCGCGATCTGGAAGCCGATGTGGCGGCTTGCCGAAATAGATCGTCTCAGGTTTTCGCCTCAATAATTCAATCAGTCCACCCCTCCCCCAAGGGGGAAGCATGAGCAGGGCGCTTATCCTCCCCGAAACCACGACGCCGGAAGCCCTTGCCGAGCACATGGGCTGGTCTGAAAGACATGTGCGCGAGGTCGCAAGGCGGCTTGGCGCGTGTCGGATTTTGGGTAATCGTATGACGTTGCTTGCCGAAGATGTGCAGGCTATTTTGGAGGATGCCAAGTGCCCCTCAAACTCTACCTCCGCAACAACGTCTGGCACTACCGCGGCACGGTCGCCAAAAAGCGACTTCGCGGCTCTACAGGCATTTCGAAAGAGCACAAAGCCATTGCGGCGCGCGAAATTGCCGAGATCGAAGTCCGGCAGTGGAAACGTCATCACGATGGCCCGCAAGCAGTCCTGACATTCGCCAAGGCCGCCTTGATGTATCGATCGGCCGGCAAGTCAGGCAGGTTCCTGGAACCGATAGAGGATTATTTCAAAACCATGCTCGTGAAGGATATCACGCCCGATACGATTCAGGCCATGGCCATGACGCTGTACGGGCACTGCAGCGGGGCTTCCCGCAACCGGCTGGGGATTATCCCCACTCAGGCGATCATCAACCACGCCGCCGAATCCGGGCAGTGTCAGCGCATCCGCGTGAAGCGGTTCAAGGAAGAGACCAAGGAAAAGACGCCCGCAACCCTAGCATGGATACAGGCATTTCGTAAGGAGGCATCGCCACAGCTCGGGGGATACGCGCTATTGATGTTCCTGACCGGGGCGCGGCCGACAGAAGCGCTGGAATGCGATTTGGACCTCAAGGGAGGAACGGCCCTGCTTCACGAAAGCAAGATCGGCCATGAACGCAGGGCACACTTGCAGCCCATGCTCGTTGCCGCCCTTGCGAATATCCCCGAAGTCCCGGGGCGCCCGCTGTTCTTCTATCGCAACGTGGAAGATCTAAGACAGGCATGGGACGCCACAATCCGAAGGGCTGGAATCGAGCGGCTGACCCCTCACTGTTGCCGCCATGGCTTCATAACCGGACTTCTGCGGCGCGGCATCGACGTCAAGACCGCAGCCTGGTTAGCCGATATGACACCGGAAGTTCTGCTGAATACCTACGCGCACGCCATCAAGGACCGTAAGCTGACCGACGTGCTTATTGACACCGGGCTGACACAGGGCTTCGAGGAGCATCCTTTAAGCACAAGGAAAATCGGAGTAAATTGA